GGATTTAAAATGTTAGTAACTCAAAAAAAACAATAGACGAACACGCATCAAAAAAGGTTTAAAAGTCGGATAAGGTACGAATAAAATAGAAAGAAAGTTAAAAAAAGAAAGTATTTAGTAACTGTTGCACTTACACTGTTTTTGTATAGTTGTGAGTGCCGTTAAATTTTAAAAAATGAAATAAAAAGGATTTGAAAATGCAAGATAGAATTTTACAAATAGTTGATGAGCTAAACATCATTAAGGATAAAATAAGTGATATAACTAATGAAATAAAAGAACACAAAGAGTCATCTTATTTTAGTTTTGGAGTTGATAAAACAGATGAGCTTATCAATCATTTACTTATTTTTCAAGATAGATTTAAAAAGTGAATAGGAATATTTTAAAAAGTTTTGTTAGTAGCAAATTAAGTTTTGCTGCGACATATAAAAAGACTACTCAAACAAACGGTTATTCCTGCAGTAAAATGATTTTATTGGAGGATATAACATCATCAAGTTTTGATGTGGTTATTGGTCATATATGGATTAATGATAGTCATAGGTTTAAGAGCTTAAATTTGGTTACTGGGGATAAGATAAGTTTTGATGCTACTGTTGGAACTTATTTAGGTTTGAAGCTTGAAACAAAGTACAGGCTTCATAAAGTTAGAAATGTTAAAAAGTTGTAGTTGCATAAGCCACAAAATTTTTAAAATTGAAAATAAAAAAGGATTTAAAATGACAAAAAAAGAAATTATAAAAGAGCTAATGGTTGGATATGGTAGAAAATATATATCTGTTAAAGAAGATTTAGAAGGTGTTTTTGTTGATACTTTTAAAAAAGATGGAGTAGAGATAACATATTCTTTAGAGCATAACGAAACTTTAGGAATTAAAGATGTTATCACTGGAGATAATATACATCTTTATTATGAGCTTATGAGTAAAAGTGAAAGAAATAAAATATCTAATATTTTAGATGGAATATTTAAAATAAGACTTAATACAATTAAAAACTTATTAGACATTAATGTTCCAATTTTAGATGATAACTTTACTTACGAAATGAATAAAAATAATCAAGTTTCAATGACTTTATTTGGAACAAAAGACACTCTTAAACCTTTAGAAGAGTACATCAAAGATATAAAAGAAAGCGAACAATACAAAGAGTATGTGAGTAAAAAAGTAGCTTAAAAGTTGTAGGACGATTGTCCCACCAAAATTATAAAAATGAAAATAAAAAAGGATTTAAAATGTTGAATAAAAAAGAGTTTATAGCTGTGTTAAAAGAAATGGTATTTGCTGGAGCAATTAAAAAAGGTGGAATTTTATCTTATATTTTTTGTGAAATAAAAGATAATATTTTGTATCTAAGAAGCACGGACGAAACTCAATCAATCGAAAAAAGATTTGATTATGTATATTATGATTGTAGTTTTGATTTTAGTATGAGTGATATTTCACAAATTGACAAATTATCCGATAATATTACAATCAATATTATTAATGATAAGGTTTGTTTCAGTGATGATAAAAACAATATTTTAGAGCTTAATCAATGTGTTTTAGAAGATGATGCACTTTTAGCATTTTACAATCAAGATTATACGATAGTAAGTGATACTCCAATCGAGATAGAAAAAAGCATCATAAGTAGCTGCGACAAAAATAATCCAAAACTTGAACTGAATTGTATTTATTTTGATTGTAATGAGAATAATATCGTATCAACCGATACTAGAAAATTGACTATACAAAAGATTGATAATCTCATAAATTATAATTTCTTTTTACCAAAAAGTTTTTTGAAAAAGTCAAACATTATCGATAAAGTATATCAATCTGAAAAATATTTCAAATTTGAAATTGGTGGAGATAATTTTTACTTGAAAAAATCTTTTTTTGGAAGATACCCAGATTATAAAAGGATTATTCCAAACTCTATAAATGACAAAAGAATAAAAGTTAATGGATTGGAGCTAAAAGAAATTTTGAAAGCCTGTAAAGGCACTGTAGAGCTTCAATTTAAAGAAGATAATATATTTATCAATGAAGATAGTATTTTAAGAGGTACAATAAAATCTGGAGCTTATTTTGATAAAATGTTTCCTTTGTTTGTAAATAAAAATAACCTCTTTGATGTTATATCAAACAATGAAATATCATTACAATTAAATAAATATAATAATATTCCATTTACAATATTTAATAATAATTCATTTACTGTAATAATGCCTGTAGTTGTAATAACATCTGATACTCTAAAATATGATATTATTGATTTTAAATACAACACAGTTAAAAAAATAGCTACTAAAAAAGTATCAAAATCTGATGCTAAAATTAAGGAACTTGAAAAAATTATTGAAGCTAAAAATAAAAAGATTTTAGAGCTTGAATCGAGATTAAGTTTTTTAAATATTGAAGCTAAAAATAAACTTTTTATGCAAAAATTTAATAAAGCTGCTTAGTTGCTCCAGCCACCAAAATTATAAAAATGAAATTAAAACAAGGAATATAAGATGGAAAAAATAGATTTAAAAGAGCTTTTTGGTAAGAAATGCAGATACAAAAAAGATGTTGAAGTGCATAAAAGTCTAAGAGATATGGAGTTTGCTTTTTTGGGTGCTTGTAATAGTGCTGTTGCTTTAGTAGAGTGGGAAAAAAGAGGGGAATATTCTTTTGAATACTATACTAGCAATATATCGAAATTAGAATTTTTAGAAAATTAAAATAAGGAAGACAAGATGAAAAGATACAGATTAAACTACAATATTGGAAAAGTAAAATATGCTATAAGTTATCACGATGGAGTGCAAAAACATAATGATGGAAGTGATTTTTTTGGAATAGCTACTTTTAAAAATAAAAAAGATTTTGCTAAATTTGAAAAAGAACTTTTAAAAGATGGATATGTTTCTCAATATTAGTATTTTTGTTAGTTGCGACTGCGACTAATCTTTAGAAAATGAAATTAAATAAGGAGTTCAAAATGGAGATTTGTATTTCACAATTAAAAGAAAAAATAACACTATTAAACCCACAAAGAAAATATGTTAGGGTAGAGTTTGATTATAAAAACTTAGGTGGCTTTGGTATTTATTTAACTAAAGAACTATTAAAATTTAAAGGAGTTGCTTCAATATATGAAGATAAAATAATTTTTTCAAAAACTCCTGATAGTAGAAAATATATAGGAATACATCAAATAGAAATTAGTAACTTAAAAATTGTTAAGTTTACACACACTGATTTAAGAAAATGTTGGGAAGCAAATAATGATTTTTTTAAAAATTCATAACTACACCAGCCACAGATTTTGAAAAATTGAAATTAAAATAGTAATATGTTATTTAAAATCATTATTGTATTTTATATTTGATATGTTATAGTTTTAAAAAAAGGAGATAAAATGGAAATAGTACACATAGTTAAAAAAGAAGTTTTTACAAATAGTAAGATAATAGCTGATATGTTGGAAGTGCCTCATACAAATTTATTGAGAACTATTAATAAAATTATTGATAGGCAAAAAAACAACCCTCTGGCTGGAGGGGTAAAATTTCCTCAAAAATTTATAAAAACTACATTTAAAAATAAAATGAGTAGAGAATATGAAGTTTATGAGATAAATGAACAAGCATATTTAAAATTAGCTATGCAATTAAGTGGGTATGAGAAAGCTGAAATAGTGCAAGACCAAATAATCGAAGCTTTTACTATGATGAAAGAGCAAATTTTAAATAAACAAAATAACTCTTGGATTGTAAAAAGACAAGAAAATAAGCAAATAAGACAAAACGAAACTGATACTATCAAAGATTTTATTGAGTATGCAAAAAATCAAGGAAGTGAAAGTGCTGAAAAATATTATATGAACATAACTAAGATGACAAATAAAGCCTTAGAACTATTAATTCAAACTAACGATTATAAGCCTTTAAGAGACTTGGGAAGCATAACAGAGCTTGGTTTTATTCAAATGCTAGATTATAGGGCTACTTTAGCTATTCAAGATGGAATGAATAGAAAATTACCATACAAAGAAATTTACAGATATGCAAAAGAGGAAGTTGAAAAACTATCAGATAGCTTAGCTTTTAAAAGAATAGAAAAGTAGTAGTTGCAACTCACATCAGTTTTAAGAAATTGAAATTAAATTTAGGAGGTATTATTGTATAGCAAAGAAGAACAGTTAAGGAAAAATGGAAAAGTAAAAAAGGTTTCTACTTTTGGAAAGAAAAAATATAGCATAAATAAAAAAAGTGTTAAAAGTTTGGTTTCAAAAGAAGATAAAGAGTATCTGGAGTGGTTGCATCAAAGAGATGGTACAGTTTGCTTTGTGTGTGGTAAAAACAATTCTTTTGATGGTATTGAGTGGCATCATATTAAGTTAAGAAGTAGTGATAAAAAAGACCATACAAGATTAATACCTCTTTGTGGTAGTTTGCATCATAGAAATGGAGATTTAAGCCCTCACGGTAATGCTAAGAAGTGGAAAGATACTTTTAGTTTAGAGTTGCAGCTGAAATATGCTGAAGAAATTTATAATGAATATTTAGGAGAAAAATAGATGTTACCAGAGATAACAGTAATAGGGAATTTAAAAAAGATTGAAACAAAGTATATTCCAAGCGGTAAGCAAGTGACTAAGTTTCAAATTGAATGTAGTGAGAAAAATGCTAAGGGCGAGTATGAGAACTTGTATCTTACAGGCGAAGTATGGGAAAAGGCATCGGAATTTTTAACAAAATACTTTACAGAAGGCAATAGTGCTATTGTTACTGGTAAGCTAGTTACAAAGTCTTATTCTAAAGCTGATGGTACAAAAGTATATGAAAATAAACTATTATTTCCAAATGTACATTTTGTTCCACGAGATAAGGCAAGTAAAGATATTAAACAGATGGAACCGATGGAATATCGAGCTGGGAATAATGCTAGTGGTGGACAGTCTTATCAAGACCATATGAAACAAGACCCATCAATGAATCAAGAAGTGCCAGAGATTGATATAGATGATGATGAAATACCTTTTAGCAGAGGTTAAAGTATCACCTATACACAAGATACAAATCGAGAAAAAAAGAATTTTAGTCATAGTTGCAAGTGCCACCAATTTTTCTAGTTGTACTTGCCACCAATTTTTTAGAAATGAAAATTAAAAAATAGTTGTATTCCTATATAGGAGCAAAGTTAAATAAATCCCTATTTTATTGGCTTTAAAAATTTAAGGAGAAAATATGAAAAAGTTACTATTATTAATATCACTCGTGGTAGTTTTGAGTGCTGAAAGTGTGTGTCAATATACACTTAAAGAGGGTAAAAAGAACTTAGATAGTGCAAGGCTACACGATGAAAGTGGAAATAGACATATGGCTTGTTACTATATGGAGATGGCAGAGTATTGGTATATTCAGTCAAGTGTCGAGTGTGAAGAGCCAATATTACCTTATGCAAAAAAGTTTTTAGATTTAATTCCACAAGGAAAAGAAGTTTACGGATGTGAAAAATAAGTTTACTTTTGATACAATTTTGCTTTAAACAACGATTTGACTAAAAATCATCGTTGTTTTATAATCCTTAAAGGATAGACTCTCCTGTCTCTTAAAGGGCTTTATGCTGTACATTAACACTTCTAAAAAGTAGGGACAAAACTTGACGGTCGCTCCCCTACTTCTTAGAGTTGTTATAAATGAGTGACCGTCATCCTCTACAAAAATTATAATCAACTACTTCTACAGACTGACAATCAAACAAGGCTAAATAATGACAGATAAATTTATATCCTTATCTCACTCAATGATAAGAAGAAAAGATTTAACTATGCAGGAGAAAATTGTTTATCTGGAGATACTGAATTTATCATCTCTTGATAAGGGTTGTATTGCATCAAATAAACACTTTGAAGTATCTTTTGGTATTAGTAAAAAAAGTGTATCAAATACAATTTCAAGCTTAGTTTCAAAAGGATTTATAACTAGCAAATTAACTGACAGAAATAATACAAGGGTACTATCCATAAAAGATGGAGGGGTGTCCATAAAAGATGGAGGGGTGTCCATAAAAGATGGAGAGTCTAAAGAGAATAAACAAGTTAATATAAAATTTAATAAGAAGAAAAAAGAACAAAAAGAAAATTTACCTCATCAAACCTCATCAAATACTCAGAATCATACCTCATCAGAAAATAATGATGATTATTTAGAAATTGAAGAATTTGAAGTTTTAGATGAAATCACTGATGTACAAGAAATACAACTATCAAAAACATATGACGAAGCAAAAGAAGTAGCAGATTACCTCTTAGCTAAGATTTTAAACTTCAATTCTACATTCAAGAAAGAAAACAAGTCTTGGATACGAGATATTGAGTTAGCTATTAGGCTAGATGGACGAGATAAGAAAAGTTTGATAAATTGTATTGATTGGATGTATTCGTCTGATAAGGGTCGTTTTTGGATTGCTAATGTGTTATCAGGTAAAAAGCTTAGAGATAAGTTTGATACTATGAATACTCAAGCTATGAGTTTTACTGGTACAAATGGGTTGGGTTATGATGTTAATAAATTTGTTAATGATTTATGTGGAAATAATGGAGGTGTGAAATGAATGAGTTTACAGTATGGAATAAAAGTAGGAAAGAATTTATTGAAGAAAAATATCTAAATATGTATGCTTCTTCTGCTGATGGAAAATATTTTTTTGATTGTTCTGACCCGTATGAATACAGTGATACTTTGTATTCTGAAAATAGCTATGAAATTTTTAACTACATTGGACTTACTGACATTGATTGTAAAAAGATATATGTTGATTGTAGTATTGTTGAGTTTTTAGAAAGTGATGGAAGTGTATATGCAAAAGGGTATTTTGTTTACGATGATAAGTTGCTTTCTTATAAAGTTTTTGATTTAGATGATAATGTTTTTTATAAATATTCAGATTTTATTGCTTTTAAAACTAAAGTTATAGATACCATTCAAGAAAATAAACTAGGATTTATAAAATGATGTGGATTATATTTTTAATTGGTTGTTATTTGTATTTGGAGATATTGCATTTTGTTAGTAGAGGAGAGTTTCCTGTTCGTACATTATTACTTAGATTAAATAATAAATTTAAAATACTAATTGTTTTTATTTTTATTTTATCAATTATTTGCATTTCTCCTCTTGCTTATTTATGGATTACATATCAATGGATTAGGATTGGAAAATGAACATAGAAACTTTTATGGTTGCATTAATTCAGAACTTTCGTCTTGATGCTCATGTAGTTGCTGTTGCAAAAGTTATGATTGATGAAAGTGGTGTTGTTGATTTTGGTGGACTTATGAGAGAAGTGTTAACAAGTAAGAAATTTGACTTTTTGAGTAAGTTACAAGATGGATTAGATAAATACAAAATTGTTGTTCAGTTAGATGAGATTGATGCTTGTAAAGTGTATTCGTATGCTGATAAGCTTTTTATTAAAACTACTAGTGTTTTTGATGAGATAAATTTTTTAGTACAAACTGGTAAAGATATTAACTCTGACACTATGACTAGGTTTATATATGCTAACTTTGATGAGAAAGATAGACAAGTGTTAAAGCTTATTGGAGATAGAAATAGACTTTTGTTTATGATTAGAAATCTTAGAGCGGCACTAAGAGAGCAAATAAAGCAAAATGTAGAGAAGTTATCACTTGAAAAGAAAAAAAGTGTTTTAGCTATACCTATGGCTCAAAGAAACAATGATATTGATAGTAGAGTGTTAAAACTTATACAAGGTGGTAAAAAATGAATTTTTCATATAGATGGAATTTATCTGATTTAGATAAAGTTGAAAAAAATGGTTATAAAGTTTTCAGCTGTTTTGCTGGAGGTGGTGGAAGTAGCCAAGGTTATAAAATGGCTGGATTTGATGTTATAGGGTGTAATGAAATAGACCCACGACAAATGGAAATATATACTCATAATTTAAAGCCAAAATATAGTTATTTAGAGGACATTAGAACTTTTAGATTAAGAGATGATTTACCAAAAGAATTTTTTAAATTAGATATTTTAGATGGAAGCCCTCCTTGCACAGTTTTTAGCACTTCAAATAATTCAAAAGATGAGAAATCAAAAGAGAAAAAATTTAGAGAGGGTCAAATAAAACAAAGACTTGATGATTTGTTTTATGAATTTATAGAGTTAGCTAACAAGCTAAAGCCTAAAGTAATAGTAGCTGAAAATGTAATAGGTTTAACAAACTTAAATAACAAAGAATATATGATGAAAATTTATGAACATTTTAGAGATATAGGATATATGATTTCTCATTATACATTTGACTTTAGTGAATTAGGACTACCTCAAAGAAGAAATAGAGTAATATTTTTTGCAGTTAGAAAAGATATTTATGTTGAAACTACTGATTTGTATGGAGAAATGCCATACTTAAGCATAAATAAAAATTATAAAAAAATACCATATAAAGACATAGAAGAAAAAAATGCAATAATTGGAACTGTTAAAGTTTATCCGAAAGCATTATATTGGTGGGAAAAAACAAATGCTGGAAAGTATTTTTCAAATGCGACAGAAAGAGAACTTGGAAAAAGGTCTTATATGGACTACTATAAGACAGATAGAAATAAAGTTTTACCTACAATAACAGCTCATACAGAGGGTGGTAATTGCTATAATCAAGATATACCAAGAACATTAACAAAGTTAGAACTCAAATTAGCAACATCATTTCCTTTAGATTATGACTTTTTAGAAGAAAATCCGAAATATGTATGTGGTATGAGCGTTCCACCTTTAGCTATGTATATAATATCAAAAGAAATTAAAACTCAATGGGTAGATAAAAATTAGTGAAACAATCGCCCTACTTTGAAGAGCTACTTAAAAGACAAAAAAGAATGAAAAAAGTGTTTAAAAATAGTGTATGTTGTAAGTGTGCTTGTGTTGATGATTTGAAGTGGAAGGATGAAGTTAGTGATGTTATCTGTAAAAGATGTTTTGTTGAGATGATTAAAGAGGAGAAAAAATAGATGATAGAGTTAAATACAGTTTATAATGAAGATTGTTTGGAAACAATGAAAAGAATGGCAGATAAGAGTGTGGATTTGGTTTTGACTGACCCGCCTTATGGGATAGGAATATCATCAAATCCAATAAGACAAAAGCATACTAGAAAAGAATGGGATAATGAAATTCCTATGGATTTAATTTTTAAAGAGATTTTTAGAATTTCTAAATATCAAATAATATGGGGTGGAAATTACTTTAATCTTCCACCATCAAAAAATTTTATTATTTGGGATAAAAAACAATCTTATGATTTTAGTTTAGCTATGTGCGAGTATGCCTATAGTAGTTTTGATTTTCCTGCAAAAATGTATTCATATTCTAATAGAGGAGATGAGGAAAAATTCCATCCATCTCAAAAGCCAATAGAACTAATGAATTTTTGTTTGAATTTTGCACTTGAAAGAGATGAAAATATTAAAAATATTTACGACCCATTTTCTGGAAGTGGAACTACTTTGGTTGTTGCTAAAAGTAGAAAAATAGATTTTATAGGTTCAGAATTAGACAAAGATTATTACGAAATAATACAAAAGCGATTACAAACAGTTCAAGGGAGTTTATTTTGAAACAATCTAAGCGACAAAGTATGTACGAAACTATCATATCAACCATGATAGGTTTTGTGGTTAGTTTGATAAGTGTTGTTGTTATCTTTCCTGTGTTTGATATACATACAAGTTTTGGTACTGATTTTATTATTACTGTTTATTTTACTGTGATTAGTATTGTAAGAGGATATTTTGTTAGGAGATATTTTAACTCAAAATAATTTATGGTCTAAATTTTCGGCTTGAAAATTTTGGCGGAATTTCCGCTAATATGTTTGGCTACTGAAAAACAAGAAAAGAATTTAATCTCCTAAAAATGTGGGGGGGAGATTAAAATTTTGTATCCTATATTATTGACTATTGTAATTTAATATTGTACAATTCTAGTAAATTATAAAAAAGGAGAATAAATGAATAATTTAGTAGAAATTGAAAATAATCAAGTTTTTACTACATCTAATATTATTGGAGAAGAATTTGGGTTGATGCACAAACATATTCTTGAAAAAATTGAAAGTTTCACGGACGAAATTTCGGCTGTGAGATTTTTAGAGATGTTTCAAGAATTTGAGTATGAAAATACACGAAAAAGAAAATATAAATCTTTTAAAATAAATAGAGATGGATATATGTTTTTAGTTATGAACATATCAAATAAAAAAGCAAATAATAAAAAGTTGATGTTTATTGATGCTTTCAATAAAATGGAAAAGATTTTATTAAATAGCAGTAGTAGTGAATGGATTACATCAAGAGAGCAAGGGAAACAAATAAGATTAAATGAAGTTGACACGATAAAAGAATTTGTAGAATATGCGATAAAACAAGGTTCAACAGGTGCGAAATTTTATTATAAACATTTTACATCTTCAACTTATAAAGCATTATCTCTTTTGGAGCATAAAAAACCAAAAACAAGAGACACTTTAGACTTGTTACAACTACATCAGCTCTTGTTGGCAGAAGATTTAATAACTAGAACTATTAAAAATGAAATGAAAAACAATGAACACTACAAAGTTATTTTTGAAAAGTGTAAAAATGCACTTGAAAATTTTGCAAATAGTTTGTTTATAGGAATTAAAAAATGAACATACTAAAAAAGTTACAAAAAGTTGATAAAAACGAGTGTGTTATCAAAAGTGGTGTTGCAGTTTTATTGGATAGTCAGGAGCAGTTGAACTTGTTAGCTGAGATAAGTGGACAGTATGATATAGATAGTATTATTGTTGATGGAATATATGTTGCTTTTTCAGATGAGATAAATGCAATAAATGTAGTTCCACTTAGTGATATTACAGAAGATTGTGTGTTGGAAGCTTTTGAACATAAGAATTTGGTGCCAGTTGATTTCTCAAAATGGTATAAAAAAGTTAAAAGGAGTTTTGTATGATAAATATAGAATTAGCAAAAACATTATCTAAAAACGATGATTTGTTTAAAAGTTTAGATATGTTTTTAGGTATTAAGGAAATAAAAGAGTCTGGTAAAATCATATAAATGCAAAAATTCATACAAACAGCAATTAAATTATTTAAAGGAAGGTAATAAGAATGGAAAACAAAATAGATTTTGAAAATAATCCTTTGGTTGTAACATTACCAGATGGTGTAGGGTATCTTGATAATCTTATGAATCTGACATCGTTTTCAGAAGTAGTGATAAGATTTGAAGAGCTTAAAGGTGCTGAGTGCTTTACTGTTTGTGTAGATGGGTTTTTGTTTATAAACGACAAATTTAAGCTTATAGATGATGAGACAGAAAAGTGTAGATTTTATAAAGATAGCCCAAAAGTTAAGTATTCTAGTATCTTTGCTAGGGCTTTGATGGTAGTAACTGCTTTGTGTGAGGGAAAAATAAAACTTGGAGATATTGACAAAATGCAAGATTGAAAATTCTTTTGTATTTTGACTTTGAATTAAGAAGATTTTAATATATGTACTGGTATAGTTCTTTATCTGAAACGATATGACCTTTCACAACTTACTGTTAAAACAACCTAGCCAATACCCAGTGATACTGGATTTGAAAATTAATCGCTAGGCTTTGTTAAATTTTTTATTAATCAAGTGAATAATCTAAAATTTATGAAAGGAAAAAAACCTTTTATGAAGTATTTTTAAAATTAGGGAAAATAGATAATCCGTATCTGTTGGTTTTGTATATTAGCTTGATTAGTAAAAAATTTAAGGAGGTATAAATTTTGAAAGATTATGAAAAGTGTAAGTATTGCAAGTATGCAAGATTAAATGAAGAGTATTTGGAAAGTACAGAGGCATATCCACCAGATGAATTAGATTATTTGGTTTGTACAAGTGTAGAGAATATTCATAGTGGTAGGAATATCAATAGTGGAAGTGCTAGATTAGTATCTATGGATACAGACATCAAAGTTCCAAGAGTATCATTTCAAGTTGATGATAATGACTGTTGTGTCGCTTTTAAATTAGATAGGAGAGTGTATCATGAGTCAAATTGTTAATAAATGTTGTAAGAATTGTGAATTTTTTAATGAAAATGATGGATGTAGTTATTTAGTAAAAATACCAACTACTAGCACATCAAAATATTTTAGAATAAATCATTTTTATTGTAGTTTTTATATTGAAAGGAAAGATGTATGCCAAGAGGTGGACGAACATCAACAACAAAACCAATAAGAGAGCCAGACTCTCTTGGTAGATTTATTTGTAATAAATGTAAAATATTAAAATGCAAAGATGAGTTTCACAAAGATAATACAACATTTCATAAAATTCATAGCTATTGTAAGGTTTGTAATAACAAATTAAAAAAAAGAAAAACAATTTTTAATTCACAAATTATTGGATTTTATGAATTCAACTGTGATTTTTGTGGAAAGAAAAATATTACAAAAAGTGCTATTAAATATGTATGTAATGCAAAATGTAGATATGAATATTCAAAGGTAAAAAAATGATAGATATGGTTTTAGTTATAAAAAGAATTAAAGAAGTTGAAGACAAAGATGACTTTGAAGACTTAAGGGATAAGTTTAGAATGAGTGGTGCTGATTTAGAAGATAGGCAAGAGGCTATAAGACTTTTAGAATTAGAGTTTCCCCACTACTGTAATGTGGATAAAAGAAATGCTGATATTTTAAAAAGTATCAAAGATGGCGAGGCTGAACTGCCTCATATCGATTGATGTTCCATGTGGAACAATTTTAAAGGAGAAAATCTATGAATATTAGAAAGAGCCACATAAAGGGAAGACAAGATATACCAAAAGTAAAACTTACGATATATATTGAAGAAGGTGTAAATAAAGAATTTGAGTTATTTTGTAAAAGAAAAAACATTTCTAAAAATATGTTTGTGAACGAAGCTATGAGAGAATACTCAAAAACAGGTCATAAATTTGATATACGGAAAGATAGGGCTTTAGCTAGTACAAAGATTGACTATATTTCTCAAGCAGTGGAGTGGTGGTTAAATGAACAAGAAGACTAAGCAAAATGAAGAAGTTTTAGACCATAATGATATTACTGGTAAGTTTGAAAGAAAAATAGTTGTTGAAGATGAGATAGAAAATACGTCTCGTCCATATACCGAAAAAGAAGAAAAAATGATAAAAGAATATCTTAAGAGGAAAGATAAAAATGACAATATATGATAAAAACATAAATATATTCACAGACGGATGCTTAGTTGAATATTGTGGTAAAGACTACGACCTCAGCATAAGCACTTCAGGAGTACACCTTATCAACGACTATGAAGAAAAACACATAGAAGCTAGAGATGGAGATATACTGGAAGATATAGAGATAGTTACTGTTGCTGATAAGCTTACTGGAAATTTATTTGAGATAGGAGAGTGATATGAGAAATGAATGTTTACGCCTACTTGGTGATGGTGCTTTTTTGAAAGAAGATAAAGAGCTTACTTATGAAGAACATAAAAGTGGAAAGGATAAATTTACTATTGAAGAGTTAAAGAAAAAATATGAAACTGGAAATTATATTTGTGTTTTTAAAAATGAAGATATAACAGCTGGTTATTTGTATTTGTGTGAATCTACCTTTTTACAAACAAATGAGTATAAGCTTATACATAAAAAACACGAAGATGTTTTAAAAGCTTTTCTTGATGGAAAAGAAGTATATTCACAATTTGGAAAATCTTGTAAGGGAATACTAAAGAATTTTTTAGAAGAATATAATGAAAATTTTATATACGGAATTAAAGAAACGAAGTCATATTGTGAAAGAAAGTTTAAAGTTGGAGATTTTGTAACAGGGATTAGTCCTAGCAAGTTATCTATATTTGGAAGAGCATTTGAGATTATTGATTATGACGATATTGGTAAGTTTTATATACTTGAAAATGCTTCAGGATTTAAAGAAGATGATTTAAGGTTGTTTGATACATTTCAAATTATGAAGGAGATTGAAAATATGAGTGAAGAGAAAAGAGATGATACAGAACTTACTTGTGGAGAGCATATAGAAACTTTAAAGAGTCAATTTGGAGGTTTCTTTAAAGACATAGAAGATTATGAAGGCTTATACTATATGGATAAGGCTGGTAATGTATATTCATATGGGAACAAAAGCAACCACAATGAAGATATAACATTATCTCCTTCTGTAGATAAAGATGGCTACAGAAAAGTAACACTTTACAAAGATGGTAAAAAGGGATATTATAGAGTTTGTAGGCTAATGGGAATTGCGTGGTTGCCTAACCCATTAGGCTTAGATTTTATTAATCATAAGAATGAAGCAAAAGATGATGATTCACTCGATAACTTAGAATGGATTTCTCCTTATAATAATTGGAAGCACAGTGAAGCTTCTCAAAGTAATCAAGAACTTTCCGTTATAAAGCTATCCTTAGTAGGTGATTATATATGCGAGTACAAAAGCTTAATGGATGCTGCACGAGATAATGGTATTAATCAAGGTAATATTACTAATTGTTTAGCTGGTAGATGTAAAACTGTAGGAGGTTTTAGATGGTTGAAAAAGTAAGTAAAGCTATGAGTTATCAGATTGCGGGAGGGCATTACTCTAGTATGAAAATTCAGCCTGTAGAGTATTGTATGGCTAATAATTTGAATGTTTGTGAGAGTAAAGTTATTAAGTACATTTCGCGACATAGAAGCAAAAATGGTGCTGAAGATTTAAGAAAAGCTAAACATTTTATAGATTTACTTTTGGAGCTTGAATATGGAAACGATTAGAGATTTTTACGAAGATAAAAAGAAAATGGTTTTTGGTCGAGGATATTATAATAATCTTGAAGTGATACTTTTGTATGTACTTGGGATAATTGGATGGTACTTATGATATGGAAAATGGAAAAATAATAAGACAATTGGAGACTGAAAAGCTTGAATTTGAGGGTAAAATAAAAGAGCTTATGAAGTTTATAGCAGATGAAAAGTTGAAACAAAAAAGTGCTATCGGTCATAAGGTGTTTACTATTGTAGAAGATGAAGTTGGGAGGATTTTTAAGTGAAAAAAATACTTTTTATATCACTTGTAGTAAATTTTTATCTATTGTTTTATGGGTACTTTTTGAATAGTGAAGTTAAAAAGCAAGGTGTGACTATATACTCTCAAAATAAGACTTTAGAATATCTTACCGAGAAGTATATAGGAACAAAACAAGAACAACAGCTTTTAAGAGAAGCTAATGAAATGATGGATAGGAGAAAGAAAGATGAATAAACTTCACGAAGCTATGTACATGACATTAAGTGGCTATTCTAAAGAGATTGTGGATATGGATGATAATTCGCTTGATAGAGTACCTTTACGGATGGCAAACAGTATGTTGAAAGAGTTTAAGAAAAAACGAAAGATTTACTGTATGAGTGAAGCTGAAAAAGTAGTAGAGATGCTTAAAAAGTTTGATGTTGAGTTTAATGATAGAAAAACAGCTCCGTGCATATTACTTATACTCACTTTAGACTATCTTCTAAACATAGTTGAGCATCATCGTACTAAGCTTTTATTTGGTCACTATAGGGAAGATGTGAAGAGAATGTATTTTTCTATAAATGAAAATGCTACATACTCAAAATATCTTGATGAACATTTAAAAATAATTGAAAAATTTGAAAGGATAAAATAATGAAAATATTAGTAGCTTGTGAAGAAAGTCAAGCAGTAACAAAAGAATTAAGAGAATTAGGCTATGAAGCATATAGTGCCGATATACAAGAATGTAGTGGTGGTCATCCTGAATGGCATATACAAGGCGATGTACTTCCATTATTGAAACAGAAATGGGATATGATAATATCATTTCCTCCTTGTACTCATTTATCCGTTAGCGGTGCTAGGCATTTTGAAAAGAAAAGGGCAGACGGACGACAAAGAGAAGCTATAGAGTTTTTTATGCAATTTATAAATGCTGATTGTGAAAGAATAGCAGTAGAAAATCCAGTTAATATTATAGGTGGAGATTATATAGCACAACATTTTCCTGATTTAATGGAAAAATATAATTTCCCAAAAAGTACACAAAGAATACAACCTTATGAGTACGGAGATGAAGCACAAAAAACTACTTGTTTATGGTTGAAAGGATTACCCAATTTAGTTCCTACAAACATAGTAGGAAAAGGTGAAATGATAACTTTTTCAAGTGGAAAAACTATGCCAAAATGGTATTCAGAAAGTGCTGGTAAAGCAAAAATTAGAAGTAAAACATTTAAAGGAATAGCTAAAGCAATGGCTTATCAGTGGACAAAAATATGAACAATGACTACACATACTGTTTAAATAAAGATGAGACTTGTATTCATAGAAGAGGATGTAAAAGATGGGTAGGTAACTACTCAGATGATGAAGTAAGAGAGCTATATACTGAAAACAGATTTGTTTCTGAGGTTGATGAGACTAAGTGCATACCTAACTATAAAGATGAATATTGTGAAAATAACTTTGAGTTTTTAGATAGGTTTAGGATGTCAGATGGAAAGTAAACAAATAAGAATACTTTTCATTGTAGGTATTGTTAGCATTTATGCTTTAGTGTGTTTTTATACAGGAGGAATGATATGTTAAAAATTTCAAATATTGTACATATGGATAAAAATAATAAGTTTGCTATTATTGAGTCGAGTACTCAAGAAGAGCTAAAAGATGCAATTAAAGAACTTGAATCTTTAGATAATGAAGTAGTAAGTGTAATAACTGGTAAACCATATAATGGAGGTATTCTTGGAATTATGGCAAATCAATTCAAGTTAGAACAAAATGAGACTTACGAAGTAACTATAAAAAGGAAAAAGTTATGAATAGAGATGAAGCTAAAAATGACTTATTTTAAAAGATAGGACTAGGTTTAATTGGTAATTGTACAAAAATATCTAATTTCATTGATAAAATCTATGATAGTTTTGAAAATAAATCTTGTGATGGTTGCATACATAAAGATGCAAAAGATAAAAATGAACTGATTGGCTATAGTTGTTTAGAGTATAGTAGACACTATGCTGATAAATTTAAAAAATAAGGAGAAAAAGATGAAAATTGAAAATTATAAAAAAATGGTAGAGCTACAACATAGCTTTAATATCTTAGCGATGGGCGAAAACTACTTAGATTTAAATCTTAATTGGAATTCGGCAATTATCGCTGAAAGTGGAGAGATGCTCGATAGCTTAGGCTATAAATGGTGGAAAAAACAAGAAGTAGATATGGATAATGCAAAAGTTGAAGCTATTGATTTGTTACATTTTGTGATAAGTGAAAGAATGCAAAGTTATAATCATAGTGAATTTGACACAATTATAGAAACATCAAGAGATTTTTCAGTATTTAATTCAAAAGTATTTAAAAATGGTTTTTTTCTTTATGGTGAAGATATAAAAAATAATATAAATACATTAAATTATGACAAAATTGATAGATTTATGGTACTTAAAGAAATATTTAACAAACTTGAAATGTCAAACGAAGATGTTTATATAGCATACATCGTTAAAAACTGTTTGAATAAATTTAGACAAAACAATGGATACAAAGAGGGAACTTATCAAAAGATTTGGATTGATAAAGAGGATAATGTTGTAGCTTATGAGTTAGCAAAAAATATCGGTGCAGACGAAAACCTCTTTGATTTGCTTTATGATGAATTAGAAACTACTTATAGCTACTACTTTAAAAGTGGTGTGAAAAAATGAATGTTTCAAAAATTATTAAAAAAATAGTTTTTTATCTTGAAAAATTAACAGGGAAAATAATACACCAAGAAGATATAGCAAATCTTTTTGGTATAGACAAAAAATACTTTGGCTACACAAAAAGCTAGAAATTCAAAAGTGTTTTATTTCTATTTTTTAGAGTGGTGTTTTAAAAATAACCTTGACCCAAAAATGTTTATAGAAATTGGACACAACAATAAAAAAAATAGATATTTAAAATAACAATCATAGGAGTAGAAAATGTTTAAAATATTAGAGCCACATTGTGAACCAAAAAGAGGTACTAAATACAGTGCTTATGTTGATTTATTTAGTCGTGAAGATGTTGTTATAGGTGCTGGAGAAACTAAGGTTATTAAATTGGGGGTTAAATTGGATACTGGGGAACTAAAAGAAAATTGGAAACAAAAAAGTGGACTAATTTTTAAGCCTGATGATGCAAAGCAATCGCTTATTGCTTTTGGATTTAATACATTTTTAAAATCCCACTACCTAGAAGTAGCACTTAGAAGCTCACTAGCAGTTAAAGGCTTAATCATAGCAAATGGTATAGGGATTATTGATTTAGATTATCCTGATGAGATAGGATTGATTGTTCATAATCCAGTAAAAGTAGTTGATATTTCACTTAAAGATTATGCACCATCTTATAGAGTAGATGGAAGAAGTTTTCATATAAACAAGGGCTACAAAGTTTGTCAATGCACACTTAAAGAGCATAAGGGATTTCTTATTGGATATGAAAGCGATGTTGTTCGTGAGGGTGGATTTGGGAGTACAGGAAAATGAAATATAAAGAACTAAAAAACAGATTAATTGAACTTGAACAAGATATTGAAACTGAAACTTTGAAAAATAAAAAGCTAAATGAAGCTTTAAAAAACTGTTTGCAAAATTTTAAGGATTCAGCACAAAGAGGTGCTGAACTTTCAGAAGTAAAACATATGCTTATTGAAGAAAACAATAAGCTAAAGAGCTTTAATGAAAGCAAAACTGAAAATATATCAAATCTTATAACTGATAGTATTGCGAAAGATAAAGAGATAGCACACTTAAGGTTTATGCTGAACGAAATGAGGCACTGGTAAGGTTACCTCATCATCTAACATTTAACTCCTCTATGATTATCTGTTTTTGTAAAAAATCACAACAATAATAGCTACAGCTAAAAGTTGTATCTGTTTTTGTTTCTCCATTCTGTATAAAATGTATTCTCTTGTCAAACATCAAAAGTTGCATATCTCTTCCTGCTTCTTTAAACACCCACTTTGAATATTTGTCATTTAACCATGTATTTGTCATGAGTAATGCAAATTGTTTTCCAAAACTTAATGCTCTTTCAAAAAACTTTCTTTTATCTTTAAACGGTGGATTTGATATTATTACATCAAAGTGTTCTGGCTCGTATTTAAAAAAATCTTCTCCATTATCTATATGGCTATATATTACAGTTACATCTTTTAGTTTACTTATTTGTTTTACATATTCACTTTGTTGTTTATCAAAAGGACACCATACTATAGTTCCTTGTTTGATATAATTCAATATTGGCTCTACTCCATATGTAGGAGTGTAGCTTTCATCACTACCTACTTTATTGTATAAAACTTTTTTACTATCTATCTTTTTCATTACCTCATCAGCTCCTCTACCATCTCTTCACTAAAATCATATCTTCCTTCATAGTCTATTGACCTCTTCATTAAAATATCTTTTAAATCATCATCATTGTTAACTTTTGCCATCTCTATATCTTCTTTGCTTTCTTTCATTAGCTTTTCTAGTGCTATTTCCATATCGTTTATTTCGTTTGTGTATTGAGATAGTTTCATTGCATTTTCTCCTTATTTTTACAATAAAATTGTAACTAAAACCACCTAACAATACCAATAATATTAGTGATAATAAAAGCTATTTGTACCAGTAGAAGCTGTTTGTCTTTTTCTATGTATGAGTAGTATGTGAAAGTTATGCTTGATGATAGGAAAAATAAAAATCCATATTTACTATACTCTTCTATGTTTATAGATATTAATATTGCACCTAGTATTCCTGTTAGTGTTCCCAATATCCATTTTGTCATATTTGTCCTTTATGCAAAAAACCACACTGAATTTTATCAATGTGGCTTTTATTTTACTGTAAAAATTTTTGACTAAGGAGGTAGTCGAATGAAAAAATCCACACAAACTGGGAATTTTGTGCTTATGTGAATTATATCATAAATATTTTAATATCGTCTTACGATTATACCTTTCTCTCAAAGTGAGGCTTATCTACAAAGCTAGATTTTTTAGTCTCAATCAATCCCCTCCAACTTCCACCCCACCTGTTAAGTTCACTCAGTCCCTCCCAATATTTCCCTATTTCGTTTGGAGTTTCTATCAATACACCATCTTTAAAGAAATTCAAATCCACCGCACACTTTTTTAAGTGCATAGAATTACTCGTTTTTGACTTTCCTGTTTTGATATAAATATCTTGCATCTCTTGGGTTCTCAAAACTTCTCCAAAAGTCACTTCATACCCTTTAGAAAAGATATAAACCAAAAGAGTCGTTAAGTCTCTACTAAATAATTGTTGCTCTTTACTTAAGCTCATCGTTTATCCTTTTGTGTTTTTGTTAAGAAATCTTTTCCAATTCTTAAATTTATTCTAAACGGTTTCATTATAAAATCATAAATCATTTATTTATCTCCAATTTCATTTGTAATTTTCTTAACTCTATCATCCAACTATCCACATCTTTATCGTGCAAAGATTGTATTTTTTTTCCTACTTCTTTAGTAGCTATTGGAAAAGTTGGATAAGTGCAACTATTTTGAGAACATCCCACTATCGTAAACATTATTGACAATAGTGTTATCAATTTTATCAAATTCTTTAAGTGTTTCAACTTCTTCCTCCAATTTATCTATTTTGCTATCTTGTTTTGCTATGAAAAAACCTGTAATAAATGGAACTAACTGTTTTATTAGCTCCAGTAGTTTACTTAGTGCTTCCATCTATTTTTGGACTTAATCCACTTTTTGTTTTAACAAGAAAATCTAAAAACTTTCCAACTTTATTAAACTTCTCTGCTTTTTCAGGCGGTAATATATACACTATAATAGTTTGAACTGCACCTAATATAACTATAACAACTGTTATAAGCTCATCTACTTTAAAAATTAAATCTTCCATCTTGTTCTCCTTTATTTCGTTTTTTTAACTCACTTGCACATTTAGGACTACAAGTTTTAGCATTTTTAAAAACACCTCGTCAATTACATACTAGGCATCTTCTTTCAAATGTTTGTATATGTTTTATTTCCATTTTTTTATCCTTTTACAATGTCTTTTATTACTAAGACACCAACAAATATAACTATTGTAATCATAGTTAAAAATATCATATCTGTACTCATTTCTACCTTATCTCCTTGTCACTATTTCTTTGCTTCCTGTTTCTAGCCATATAAATTCTAACCAATCCATATCCTAAAACAAAAAACACTATTCCATTTAGCGATACCAAGTGAAATAATACCCATTGAGTTGGTTCTATCAATTCTGAAACTCTCGTGATTAGTAAAACAAGTAAAGCTGTTACTATCCAATATCCCGCAAAACAGTAGTGCCACATCTTATACTTGGTAGCTATTAGCCACCCCATAGGCAATACAAAACTTAGTGACATAATTGCCACTTCCAAAATACTATACATTTTCAACCTTTTTTCTTAAAAAATTCAGTGCATAAAAACTAATAGATTCGCTGAAAAAAGCACAAAATGCACTTACTCCTAGCCTTAGTTCCACTGATGTATTTGGAAGAAAATCAGTCAATCCATAAAATACAACTAAGGCAACACAAGCACCTAAAAAGCTCTTAGTTAGTATTATTGCAACCACTTTAACTCTAGTGTGTTCTTTGCATTTATTTTCTGCCAACATTTCAGCAATATGAGACACAGCACTAAGAGCAAATCCCATAAAAGCCAAACCTATAGTTTCATCTATCTTCATTTAAAACTCCACTGCTTTAAACCCAAAAGTGAATATTTCAACGCTATTTGGGATATATGTATATCTCACTATAAAATTATCAAGTTCAGCACCAATAAAAGGCAGAATTATAGGGCTTACATCACTCATCCCATCTTTACACCTTAAAGTATCCCAACCTTTTGTACAATATCCTTCTTGTCTCCCAAAAGATATACCGCCACCAATCTTTACTTTTTCATAGTTGATAGGGTGGTATTGAAGTGTTACCATGTCGAATTGAGTAGGTTTGGAATAGCTATTAATAAACTCACTATGTTCGATAATAATATTATCATTAAACTGATACTCAACACCAATAAGTCTGTTATCTTCATTCCACTCGCCTTTTGCGATATGATTAACTTTACTTCCAGCTTTTATATTTATACTATCAGCCCTTACATTTAATGCAAAGACTAGTGCCATTAAGATAGGTACAATAAATAGATTGTCTTTAAAAACTTGTTTGCTGGTCATTCTCTTGCCCTAAATAACCAAAGTTTTTATCTTAGCTATTGTTTCTAGCCAATCTTCTTGAATAGCCTCGCCTCTTTGTACTTTAAAATACAACGGGTCGCTGATTTGTTGATGCAAAAATAGTTTCACATCACTCACACCTGCAATATCATAGCCATCAGCAACATAAGAAACTTTACTTTTTTCGTCTATTTCTTCTCTTTTATTTAAAAGCACATATCTAGCACCATTTGCACCTGTTGTTGTATCTCCTGTGAATGGAGTGTCTTGTGATATTTTTCTCATATTTTTCCTTTAGTTGAAGTTAAACAAATTTGGTTGAAACTTTCCATATTCATTTATGTTTTTCTTCCTCAAAACTATCAAGTTTCTTATTGGATTCTTAATTTTTATTATATCACAAAACTTTTTAAATTTTTGCTTTACATTTTTATTTATAGATGTTCTTAGTAGATTATAACTATCACTTGCTTTTATCCAGACATAGTATGACATAAAGCTCTGAATACTATTTAAACTTATTCTTTTTTTATCTATATCTATTGATATTTTTACAAAACTTTTCTTTATAGAGTTTCTAAGCATAGTATGTGTTCCAAAAAATCTAAATCCTAAAAAATCTATACCTCTTATTCTTGTTGGAAATATTTGCCAATTTTCTTTTAGTTTAAGATGGAGTTCTTCATTTAGGTATTTTTCTATTTTATTTTTTATATCGTGCAAATAATATTTATCACTGTGAAATATTGCTATATCATCTGCATATCTTATGTAGTATTTTATTTTTAGTTCTTCTTTTATCCAGTGGTCAAAATAACTTAGATAATAGTTCCCAAAAGTTTGGCTTGTGTAGTTTCCTATCGGCAGACCTTTTGTACTATCAATTATCTCATCTATTAAATTAAGTGTATCTTCACATTTTATTTTCTTTCGTATAAGCTTCTTTAGTGTCTCGTTGTCTATACTAGGATAGTATTTTTTAATGTCCATCTTGAAACAGTATTTTGTATTCTCTATATCTTTTAAGAAAAACTCCATCCTATCTTTTGCTTTATGTACTCCTCTGCCTTTTATACTTTGATATGTATCTTTTATGTATGTCTGTTCCAATATTGGCTGTATTATTTGCAGTAGTGCATGATGTATTATCCTATCAGGAAAATATGGAAGCTTGTATATTGTTCTTGCTTTTCCTCTTTCGATTCGTTTATCAAGTGTGTATTCTGATGTTTTGTATGATTTATTTATAAGCATATCGTGTATTTTATTTATGTATAAATGTGGATTTTGTGATATTTTTATAACATCTTTATATTTGCTTTTTCCTCTTTTAGAATTATTAAAAGCATTTAATATGTTTTGTCTATGAAATATTCTATTATATAAATTACTTTTTCTTTTCATTCGTTTTTGTTACCTTTGAGTTTTCAATTTCTTTACTAGCACATAGTAAGGCTTTGTTATGTGTTCGACCAAGAGGTCTGGTTGTATTTGGCATAAATTTTAATATACCAACAAAAGTGAGCGACGATATTCCAATTCGTATCAGAAGAGGCAAGGCTGAAACCCAAACAGCCGACTCCAGCACTCGAAGAAGTATTCAAATAGCTACCAGACTTCAACACTCGTGAGCCAAACACAACCATTAAACAAACTTTAAGTTTACTTCATTTTAAAAATTTTTAACGAGCGACGACATGCCAACCCGCATCAGAAGAGGCAAGGCTGAAACCCAAACAGCCGACTCCAGCACTCGAAGAAGTATTCAAATAGCTACCAGACCTCAACACCAGCGCTCCTGAATTATACCAATAGTAATCTGTTACTTTACTTACACTACTAGCACCTATAAGTTTAATTAAAAAGTTTGAGAATATTTTTGCCTGATACCCATTTGATGTTGGTTGTGCGATGTCTGTGCCATCGAAATCAGTAGCTCTTATGTATACTCCACTTGAGGTATCATCTGCAAAAGTATCTGTTGCTTTACATATATATGGTACTGCACTGTTTACATTTATACCATCTACCCATTGCCATAAGTGACCAAAGAAGTTTTCGATACCTCTATACGAGTTTGCTATGACTAAAACACCAGTATCTGTTCCTCCAAAATCACTAGGTTTACCAGTTATGCTTCCTGATTTGTTCCCTAAAGAAGTTGTGACACCTGTTATTACTACACTGTTTGCATATCCTCCACCACTTGTTTTTTCTGTATATCCAGGTATTACAGATTGACTATCGTGTGTCATATACTCTATCAAGAAAAGTTGTCTAATAAGAGTGTGTTCGTGCCAAGAGTGTTGTTTGCCACCACCGTTTGCGATAAGCGTTCTTCCTTGAGCTCTTGTTATAACCGTACAAGGCTTGAATCCAACAACAGAACGAATAGCATCTGCTCCTAAGTCAAGAGTAGGAGCTGAACCTGTACCATCGACATAAGCTGTAGCACTTGCATCATATAGACTTCCCTCGAAGGCTGTAAGATAAGCATATTCAAACTCATTTACTGAATTTGTACCGTCACCAGAATCTGCCCATCCTGATTTTCTAAATCTATCGTGAGTTGTGTATCCTGTAGCTGGTGTTTGTGACATCATAAAGTACATCAAGTTACCAACTTTATAGTTTTTCCAATAGCATTTAGGAACTTCCACAAATACTTGTCTTGAACCATACCCACCAATGTCCGCAACTGAACTTGTACCATCTTCATATTTTGTTGAATCATTTGCATCAAGATATTTATATACACTTCCCTCCCAGTTTGGATTTCCTACACACACAACTCTTCTCATTTGTTGTTGGATAACTGGTACACTATGCCCTACTCTGTAATAAGTATCATTTACCTCATCCCAAACTATCCCATATGGTTTTGAAGTGTCATAAACCATAAGACCATCATCTTGTATGACTTTAGCTGCATCCATAAATGCTTTAAAACCAACCCCCAATTTATCCATATTCACAGGATTTGTCATATTCGCACTAAAAGCTTCTAAAAACTTTTGCTCTATTGATGCTCTTGTTTCTGCCATTTTATTTCCTTTTTGTTAATTTAAACCTACAAATTGTAAGTTTCTTGTTCGTGACATCAAGTCATCGACCGCCGCTATTGTGTATCCAGCTGTTCCCGTTATATCTGCATTTTCAATAAGTGTTATAGTGTTGTTATATGCTGTTTCGCTTCCGTTCTTATATGTAAGAGATTTGTTTGCTTCGGTTTCAGCTTGACTTCTGTATGTATTTGCTTGTTGATTATATGTGAGAGTTGTATCTTTAAGTGCATTTACCTCATCGCGCAGTGCATTAGCTTGACTTGTAAAAGCATTTACTACCACCTGAAACTGCTCTTTATGATACTGAAAAAAGTAACTCATCGCAGCATCAAACTCAGCCTGATTTGAAGTCCTTAATAAATCTCCACCTGTATATACTGGGAAAGTTGCTGTTATTTGTGACATTTTTTATCCTTATGCTAAAGTAGTAATTTTCATACTGTATTTATTTTGTGTCGAACTTGTATCAAGCTCATATGGGTGTTCGCTTATCCATCCATAATGAATAGCATTTGCATATTTTCCACTTTCATCGCCTATTATAACAATATTTTCGTTAATTATCTTAGAAATTTGAGTTATTACACTATCATTTCTTTCTGTTGCTATATATACTGTGTATGTTATCTCATCTATTAGTGCATCTCTTGTTACTTTTGTTTTTGTCCCTGCATCGTCTATCGTTATAGTATCAAATTTTCGCTTTCTACCTTGTGGAGCATTTGCTGTTACTCCCATATCTACCATACGAGTAAATATTGTTTCTCCTATTCGTGGAGGTACTGAGTTATTTGTGTATTCTATGGTTACTTTTATTGAAGAATATGGTGTTATTTTTGTGAAAGCATTTTCTTTAAAAGTACCCTCAACAGGAGTAAAAAACCAAGAGTAAGGTGTCATTATCCCTTGATAGTCTCTCAAATCTAAAGTATATCGTGGTACTAAAATATTATCTAGTGTATCTTTTACAGTTACTGCTATCTCTTCTAGCTTCACATTAAAGAAAAGTATTGTATCTATCATAGTGTCTATTGTGTATGTGTTTGTGATAGTACCTACTGTGCCTAATTCTGTTTGTGAGTAGATAGTGTCATCAAGGTGTTTTTTTGAGTTTATTGTCTCTACTACTTTCCAATATATTGAGCTATTTGATGGAGTTACATCAAGATGTCTATAGTTGTTTATCTGTTTAAATTTTGATGATGGGTCTTGTGGGTCTATTAAATTAAAATTTTCATTACCAGTTGTTCCTATAAATTGGTAATATTTACCCACTACATTTTCTGCTCCAGCTTTCCAAGTATCTTGTACATACACTACTGTTACATCTTTTATACAAGGGATTTGTGTATTGTCTGGCATAGTATATCCATCACTTAGTCTTATTGTAGATGGAGCTACTCCAGTTGCTATATCATTCCACGAGTATGTTGCAAGAGGATAGATATTTATATATGCTTGATATATTACATCTCCGTATTTTCTAAGAGAATCTTTCATAACAAAAGAGCTATTATCAAAAAGAGTAATTGTAGGGTCAATTACATTTGTAGTAAAAGATGTTGGTTGTATTTTCTTTCCGTACTGCATCTATGCCCCTATTGCCATTCGTTCTGTGTTATCTCTTGTATCTTTGCTTAAAAGTTCAATTTTTTCCATTCTGCTGTTAAGTTTTTTGACTTCTTCTGTTTGTTTGTTTATAGCCTCAATTATACCTTTATTTTCATTTGTAGTCAAATTATTTGCAGGAGTTTGATTTACTTTTATTCCATATTTTCTAAGTACATCTGAACTTTGTGGGTCGATTATCATTTCTCTTTCATGTGCTTGTATTACCATATCGCTTGGAAGGTATGGAGTTCCCTTTGCGAATGATGGGAGTTCATATCCTTCGGATTTAAGAGAGTCTTTAATAGCTGACTCAATTTTATCTATTTCTCCTTGTGCTGGAACTCCTCCGTATTTAGAATAAAACTCCTCAAGACTAGCCTCTGGTTTTAATATATTGAATAAAAATTTTTCAAATATTGTTATCCCATCAGGCAAATATGCTTGGTAAAGGTCATAGGATAATATCTTTTTCCCAGCCTCGATATAGTCCACAATATCAGATACACTTGATGTATAGTTCTTATCAAATGCTGATTCTTTATTTTTTTTAGTAACCTCATCATATGTAGCAAAGCCTTTCTGAAATACATCTGTATTTAAAAGCTCTGGTTTTGCTTCTTCTGCATAACTGCTTAAGAATACTTTTGAGAAAGTGTCTTTGTCTTGAGATATGTTTTTAAAATCTTTATTAGCAAGTTTAGTAAACAATTCCAAATCTTGAAACTGTGTACCTGTAGAAAGTGAAAATTCTTTCAGGTTCTCAAATGTTATTGTATCTGTTCTTGATAAATCATCTAAATGTTTCGCTGTATCAGTTGTGCTAAGCGATAGGTAACTTAATGAGTTTCTTAAATCTTCTAGCTCTTTGTTAAATGTTGTAAAATCTTTTGCCTCAAACGATTGTCTAAAAGCGATTTCATCTTGTGTGTCTAAAAGCCCACCTGCCTTAAAATCATCAAAGGTAAGTGTTTTGTCTATGCTTAGTTGTGATTCTATATTGCTATTATATGTTTTAAGTTGTTCAACTAAGGAACTTATAATACCAGTTTCTTCTGCTACACCTATAACATTTCCGTTTGCATCTACTATTTGAGATTTGATTATCTTATTATCAAAGTCAAGATTGTTTTTTAATCCATCAAGTTCAGATATTAGATTATTTGTGATACCTGTATTGTCTCCTATTTGAGCTGATTGTATGTTTCCTGCAAGTTGATTTATATCTCCTACTAAGTCTTGAAGCTTTGACGACTCTGTTTCTGTTAGGTTCTCGATACCTTTTGCTCTTAATGCTTTTATCTCATCTGATTTGCCCCAAAAATCTTGAATAAGTCTTGATTGACTTTGTCCATCTTGTGTATTCCCTATGAGATTTGCTATTGTATCTTCTATCGATTCGCCCATATTTGTAAAAGCGTCTGATAGTTTCTTGACCTTGTCTGTTGCTACTTCAATTGTTTTTGTTTGTTCCTCTGATAGTTTTCTTTGAAGCTCTGCCATATCCATTTCTACTGACATTTGAGTGTTCAGCATATCTTTAGCATTTTGTGTAGCTTCTGCAAATCCATCTGCAAGAAGCATAACCCTACCATAAAGCTCTTGACCAGATTTGGTTGTTAAGTCTATTGAACTTACTAATTGTTTAAATCCTTCATTACTTTTTGGTAAATTATATATTCCTAGTTTTTCAAACTCTTTTGTCATTTGCTCTGCGGAAAACTTATTTTGTTCAGCATCTGTTAAAAAGTTTTCAAAGTATCCGCTCATTGCATCGCTTAAAGCTCCAACTCCACCTGCACCCTCTACCATTGAGGTTGTTATTCCGTTTATATCTTCTCCAATAAACTTAAATTGTTCTCTCAATTTGTTTAGCGAGATAACACCACCTACTACATCTTCTATAGTTCCACCAAGAACTTTTACTATTTCATCTATTCCAGTTGCTGAATTATAAAATGCTTTTTCATAGTTAAGTACAGATTGTTTAAATATTTCAATATCTACATCTCCTTGCTTATCTATAATATCTGTATGTTTTATATCTTCATACCCAGCACCCATTCGTGATATGTAGTATTCTGCTACTTCCATACCACTTGATACCCTCGTAAGTGTTTGTGATATTGTTTCTCCTGCCTTTACAAATCCATCAAGTGTTGTGGCTGTTATGTCAAGCCAAGCTGTATGTGCATCTGATTTTGCTTTGTCATAAGCATCGTTTGCTTCTTTTAACTGTTGTGTTGCTGATTTTACAACTGATGTATGTTCCTCTGTTGCAATTACACTCATACCCTCACTATCTTGTATCCATTTCTCGACACCCCACTCATTATATAGAATATTATGAGATGTTTGAGTAATATCTTTGAAGTCTGCTATAGTCTTATTGAAAGCTTCATATGCAAAATCTTGTATAGCATAAGCTTCAGTAACCATTTCATCCATAGTCTTACCAAAAACATTCCCGAGTAGCTCTTGTATCTCTTCTCCACTTTTTCCTTTTAAAGATATTTTTCCAAGTTTAACTGCATAATCATCAAGCCTATCCATAATAGATTGACCACTTGTATCAAGCATATCTCCAGTAGATACTACAGTATCGTACATACTATCTAAAATGAGTTCAAATTGGTTTCTTATCTCTTCACTCATAGCCTCTGTGTATGTAGTATAAGAGGTTGAAGTGCTTTTGCTAAACCAAGATTTTTTAGTCGTGGTTGTAGCTATAGTTTGGTATGCTGAACCCTCAAAATCTTCTTTCGCTTTAGTTATCAACTGTTCGCCAAATATTAACCCTGCATCTGATAAAGCTCGTGATTGTGATGTCTTACCGAATAGTCCACCAGCTATACTATTTACTGCACCACCCAAAGCTTTAGTTATAGCTCCGTCTAATAAAAGTTTATCAGCGATTAAAGCACTAGCTACCCAAGGCATTGCTGCACCTGCTGTGCCTAACAAACTTGTACCACCTATTGAAGTACCAACAACCCCACCAAAAGTAGTACCAGCAGCCATATATCCAAGTCCTGCTGTTCCAATTCCTAAAGCAGCACCAGCCCCACCAATATTTGTACCAACTCCGACTTTATTATTAAACCCTGTATCATACCCACCAGTATATCCTTCTCCAAGTGCAAATCCACCTTTTTGTAGCAAGATTGATGTTACTCCACCTATTTTATTGTCGATAGATATGAGCGATTTGTTCATTTGTGCTAAAAGATTGTGTTCAGGTTTTGCTAGGTCTGATAAGATTTCAAGCGACTTAGATATAGACTCACTACCAGCTTCAGCATCGCCTAAAACTGTACCAGTTCCAGTGTTTGCTTTTATAGCACTTAGTTCATCGTATGAAGTAGATGTTTTATCTCCACCGCTTAATGCTCCACCAACAATGATACCAAACGATGCTAAAAGTGCTGCCATAGCCATCATTCGTGGTACTGCGGTTACTGGCTCTAGTGTTCCCTGTAGTGCTACTGCAGCTGTACCAGCAGCAGTAGCTTCTGCCCCTTTTAAAGCAACTACTGCTGTTGTTGTTGTGAGCTGTGTTGCTAGTGCTGACATTTGCATTGCCATTTGTGCCATATACATTGCTTGTTGTACTTTTTGGAAGTTTTTAGCTTGTGTTGAACCTTCTTTGTAAAACGAACCTATTGCACCAGCCATATTTCCATAAGCTCCAACTGTATCTGTTGAGTATTTTTGTTGTGCTTTTGCTCTGTCTGTATCTGACTTGCTAGTATCTGCCATTATGCTGTTGTACTCTACAAGAGAATTATTCATATCTACAAAACCATTCGTAAGGGAAGCTATAGAATTTGATACATCATCAAAACCATTTAGTTTTATGTCTATAGTCATATCTTCTTTATATTGTTTTATCAGATTTTCATTTTTAAATCTTTCTTGTGATTTTTCAAATACCTCATCAAGTTTTTTCTTTTCTTCTTCTGTAATGCTTGATAATTTTGCTATTGAATCTTCAAATATTGCTTTATTTGCATCTAATCTTTCTTTTAGTCCAAGTTCATCTTCTGGCTTTTTAATAGTATATTTTCCAATAAGGCTATTTATATCAGATAATCTTTTTTGTTCTAAATCTATACCTTTTTGTTCATTGTCAAGCTTCTCTCTTGATAGTCCTAAGAGATATTCTTCTTTTTTTGTAATAGCCTCATCAAGTTTAGCTTTTGTTGTTAATATTACAACTTGTTTATTATCTCCTTCTGTCATCTTTTCTGCTATATTTAACTGTTTAAAAAGAGTATCTTGTTCGTCTTTTAGTATTTCATATTTTAGTTTTTGAATATCATCCATCTCACTATACTGTATAGCTTTTGTTTTGGATGATGTTTCTTGTGTCATCTTTAATATTTTTTCTTGTAGTTTTGCTTCTAGCTCTAGCTTTCCAATACCGTATTCTTTCTTCTCTTCTGTATTTAGTATAGATGATGCTTTGTTTGATTCTTTTTTGTTTGCTTCTGCTAATTCTTTTTCTTTGTCTTTTTTTCTATCTTCTAAATCTTTTATGATTTGAAGTCTTGCATTTATAGCTTTTTTATCAAGTGTTTTATCTTTTGATTCTACTGTTACTGCATTTATACTTGTTTGAAGTTTTTTAATTTCTTCTTGTAATATTTGTGCTTGTGTAAGTGGTTTTTTTATACTCTCAAGAAGATTAAGTGCATTTTTTGTAGCACTTCCTTCTGTCATAAGGTCGCCAAATGCTTTGGCTGTTGTTTGTATTCCACTTGCCACATTTACTTGTGCTTCATATAGCTCTTTTGTTTTATACATTACATCTATTTCAGCTTGAATTGTATCTTTTTGTGCTTGTAGTTCATCTATTTCTGATTGTTTTAGTTTTCCAAAGCTAGTTCTTTCTCCTAACATATTTAATGAACCATAGCTTCCAGCAGTTATTTTATCACCAAGTTTTTTTCTTTCAGCCATAAGTTTTGATAAACCTACATTTAAATCTGATAATCCTACTTTTGCTTGTGCTAAAGAAAGTTTTTTAATATCTTCAAGTTTTAATCTCATAGCATTTCTAAGATTTTCTTCTTGTTCTAAAGTTTTACCTATTGTGTAATTATATAGTTCGTATGCTCCAATCATAGCCATCATTGGTAGGTTATTTTTCATAATACCCATAAGTCCAGTAAATGCACCACCTACATTTGTAAGACCAACTTTTGACATATCTACTGCTGTAGTAAATCTATTTGTATTTGTTGTTGATGTAGCCATAGCTGTAGCAAAAAGTCCAGTACCTTTTACTGCATTTGATGTTTCACTTGCAAATCTTCCTGTAGCCTGTGAAGCAAATGTCATAGAAGAAGTTACTTTTCCTGTTCCTCTTACTAGATCAACTGCTCCAACTGTTAGTTTTTCTATAGTTGGTAAAAAGTTGTTCCATACTAGCATTCCGCCTTTTATAACTGCAAGATAAGTAGCAACTTGCACAAGTGGAGGTACTACTGTTGCTACTGCATTTCCTACATTTTCAAAACTTTTTGCTATTGATTCTATTTTTTCAGGAGTAAGATAGTTTGCTACATTTGCGAAAACTTTAGTTAATCCATCAAAAATAGGTTTTGTTGTTGTTGCAGCTAAAGACTGATAAGCATCTTTCATACGGTTAAATTGTATGTCATATGTCATAAGTCCTTCAAGAACATCAAATGGTGCTAACATTTCATCGAGAAGTTTTTTTACTCCATCTTTACCACTTGCTTTTGCTTTTTCCATAGCTTTATTTGCTTCTGATGGACTTCCAAATAGCATAGTAGATATAATAGAATCTGTAGAGGCATTTCCGCTTAGTAAACTTCTTACCTCCTCCCTTGTACGGTCTAAAGGCTGTCCTATCGCACCACTAATATTAGCCATTCTTTTTGATAGTTGGATAGTATTATCAATTATTTCTTTTATGCTACCGCCCATAGAGTTACCCATAGATAAAGTTTGTCCTGTGGCTTGTTGGAAAATCATAATCAAATCTTCAAATGTACCAGCTGTATCAATAGCAGCTGTTTTTATTTTTTTCATTGTTTCAGCTGCTATACTTTGTGACATAGCAAATTTTTGTTGATTTGTTACTGCTTGACCTGTTGATGTTGTCATTCTTGTATTTGCTGTTATAAGTGCTGCTATACCTTGAGTATTTGACTCTATTGTTCTATTTACATTTATCCCAACTCCAATAGTAGCATCCCAAGCACCTTTTAGCATATAGTAAGACACTATAAGAGTTTCTATTTGTCTAAGATGTCTTACTACTGCATTTGTAGAAGATTCGTAGCTACCTTTGTTTTCTTTTAGGAGTTTTCCTTCTGTTGCTAGTCCTTTATTGTATTGGTCTTGAGATATAGCACCTGATGATATCATTGAGTCTAGTCGTTTTTTTGATTCGTTGTATTTTACTTGAGCTGATGTGAGCTCATATGTGTTTTTATACTGTTCTTTAATATTTTGAAGATTTTTTTCATCTTCTGCTCTTTTTATTCTATTTATTTTTGTTTCATTAGCAAGATTTTGTATTTTCTCTTTTTGCATTGACTCTTGATATTCTCTTACATAAGAGTCTATCTTTGATTGCTTTTGTGCTGATATAGCTAGTTCTTCTGCTTCTTTTTCTCTTATTTTTCTTTTATCTTGAGTTTCTTTTGCTAAATTTTGTATTCGTTCTTTTTGTGAGTTTTCTTGAAAATCTCTAACTAAAGCATCTATTGACATTTGTTGTCTTGCTGATGCTTCTAATGCTTTTGATTCTTTAGCTCTATTATCATTCCATTCTTTATCAGATTTTGCAAGAAAATCTTTTTGCTCCTGAATAAGAATACTTTGTGATTTTCTATCAATATCCTCTATTTCATTCCATAGTGACATTCTATTTTGTAATATAGATTTACTTTCTGCTATTGATTCTATTGAGCCTCCAGAAAGATTTATAGGTGCTTGTATTTGTCTTTGTGATAGTGGTGTAGTTTTATCTGCAAAAGTTGACATCCCAGTTCTTTTTGCAAGTTCTGCATTTGCTCTTTTTATGGCATTCATATATTCTTTTTCATTGATAATATTTTTATCCATTGCCTCTTTGAGTATGTTGATATCTGATGTATATTTTTTTATTACCTGTTGAGTTTGTGTATATATTCCAAGTTCTTCTTTTAGATATTCAGCATTATGTGGATGTGCTTTTAGGATTTCTTTTTGTTGATTGAGTTGTGATTTTAATTTTTCTAGTTTTTGTTGTTGTTCATCTATATCTTTTTTGTTGACTGATATTGTGTCTCTTAAACCATCTATTTTTATTTTTTGTTTTTCTGTGTATAGTTGTTTTTGTGCTTTGAGTGATTTTAATTCTTCTGCTTCGAGTTTTTTGTTTTCAGCTATATTATATGATGTTAATTTTGATAGCTCTTGATAGTCTTGACTTCTTATTACATCTGTTAGTTCTTTTCTTAATGCTCTAATTTTTGCAGTATGATTTATTAAGTCTTGCTCTGTTTTTGCATAGTCTTTTTTTTGTTTTGCATTTCCTTTTGATATATCTCCTCCTAATGGAGATAATAATGCTTGTTGTGTAGCTTGTGCTTTTTCTTTTAATTGTTCTAAATCATTAAGTTGTTTTTTAAATGAGCTAGTCATAGCTTTCATACTTTCTTCTTGCTTACGATTATTAGAGATAGTATTATTTACTATCTCTTCATTTCTCTTTGCAAACTTTTCTCTTTCTTTGCCCTGTTCTTTTAAAGCTGATTGAATATCAGTATAATGTCCTTTTTGTAACTTGCTTTGCTCATCTATTGATGTTGTGAGAAGTTTAATCTCTTTTTCAAGGTCGTTTATATTCTTTTTAGCATCTTTAGTGTTTGCTTGTAGTGTTATTGTTATTTTGTTGCTTGACATTTAATGTTATCTCCTCATATACTTCTAAAGCCCATTTTACATTTTCTAAGGTTAAGATGTCAAATATCTCGTGATACTTTGACTCTTTCTCTATATCTTCCATACTAAGGTACATAATTTCTCCCATAGGAGACCTAGTCCAAAATCTTGATACTTTATATACTGCATTTAAGTACAGTAAAGCGGTTTCAGATATAAGAGGAGGCTTATACTGATTTTTTATATCATCGCTTATTCTCTCATTATCTTCTACTGTTTCCCATTTATCCCTATTGGTTAGACCCCAATAGACATAAGATGCTAGTTCTTTCCCGCTTGTGTACTTGAAGCTTTATTTTCATAGCAATATTGCCAAAATAACCCTTTTTCCCAATCTGATAGTCTTTCATACTCTTCTTCTAGTCCGTAGTGTTCAGCATATACTGCACCTTTTTCAGGAAGTGTTTTTAAATCAGCACTTTTTTCATTGATTAATTTTCTATCTTTGATACCAACTGGAACTACTTTTTCATTGTTTTGATAAAGTTCACAAGGTTTTAGCTCTCCAGAGTCATATTTTGTACTGAAAATTTTAACTAAAATTACAGATGCGAACTCTGCTACTTTTGCGATATAGTCTTTCACTCCATCAATTTTATCTGGTAAAACTTTTCCTTGTCTATCAAAAGCCCAAAATGCAATATCAATAGATTCATTTTCGTGTAATTCAAGTACAAATTCATCACTATCATTAAGCCCTAAAGCTCTTCTTGTCATAAACTCTGGCACTGTAGAGTCTGGTCTTGTAAGGCTAAATTTATTAGCTGCTGTTTTTAATTCGTTTGGCAATTTTGCTATTGTATCTTTTGTCTTCATTTTTTTATCCTTTTGTTTGTTTTGCTATCTTTTTGATTTGTTTTATTTATTTGTGGTGGTGGCACAAAGGTCGGATAAAACCAAAAGCCACCAAATTAATACTAGAAATCTACTTGAGTTCCTATAACTTTATATACTAAACCTGATACTCCATTTTTACCGTAAGCACTGTATGCAACATCAAGATTTGACACCATACCAGCTTCAAATGTTGGTGCAGCTAAAGGCATTGTTACTTGTGCCATAGTAAGCTCAATTTTTCTACCTTTTCCATCTACCCAGTTTACCGCTAAAGCAGAATCTGTATTGTTAAGCATAGCTTTGTAAATATCAATATCCCATCCACCTGTCATATTTCCAGTTACACTTCTAAGTCCTGTCGTGAAGTATTTTGGCATATTAATAGGTAGTTTTTCCTCTTGAGCATTGTCAGATGTAATACTAAAAGTAAATACAGGATATGTTGCAGATGCACCAACCGTAAATCCAAGTTGTGAATTTCTTACATCATTTGTATCATTCACAACGATTGTTTTTGCTGGTGTCATACCTGACAATGGTACATATGATAAGTTTGTAATACTATCGCTAACAGTTGAACCATTTGTTGCTACTGTAATTTTTGGTACAGATTTTTTCTCTACACTTGTAGAGATTGAAGCTGCAGCATTTCCTAAAGTTCTAAAATATACTTTTACTCCATCACAAGTTTCAAGCTCATACTCTATAGCAAATGTTGGAAGACAAGCTTTAATACCTGATGTTGCTTGTTTTACTCTCGATTTGTGAACTACCCATACTACACCGTTATCTGTAACCTCAGCATCTTGTGCTAAAGCTGTTGTTACTGGTGCTGTTGCTCCAGTTGTTCCACCTGTGATACAATACAAGTCATCTGTTGCTGGAGTTATACCTTTTACATAAGTACCTGCTGTTACAACCACACCTGTAGCCCATGACACTGTTGCTACTTCTGTTGTTGCTGTTGGCATACCTATTGAAACACCAGCCATAAAAGCGAACGAATCGTAGTTCATTACTGCTTCAAGGCTTGAAGATATACTTTTTACACCACTTAACACTTCTCTTGATGGCTCTACACCATTTCCAAGTTTATTTAATTTTTCACTATCTTCTGATAGTTCTAATGAACATTGTGTTCCGTTAAACACAAAAACAGTAGGATTTACAGGAATTGCTCCAGTATCTCCAGTTAAAACGATACTAGCTTTAGTAGCTCTCATTTGAATTGGTGGCATTATTTATCTCCTTCTTTTGATTTTTTAATTATAACATATTTTGCTTTTTTTTCATCAATAAGTTTAGTCGCTAAAAACTCATAAACTGTGATTACTGCACCTTTTTTTTGATTCAACTCTTCGTTATCTTCCAATAGTTCGATTTGTTTTACCATTGTCTTGCTCCTGTTGTTGATTTTGTTGTAACTATTTCCAAGCTACCTCTTGCTATTTTTTGCTCTATTATCGATATATCTCTCTCATAATAATATGATGGTGTATCGGCACAAATTTTTGTTCTCATTATCTCATATACTTCTCTAGCTATCATTTCAAGTCTTTTTGCCTCTGGTCTTGTTTTGTAACCATCTTGCACAATCAGTTTATTATCTACTTCTAATAAGATTGAAAATTCTATTTTTCTATCAATATCATTTTCCCATGATTGTTTTGAGGCATTTATAAGAACCATAGGATACTCATCATCTTCTACAGATTGATAATCTTCTCCAATTTGTATATTACAATACTGTCCTAGAAGATTAAAACAAAAAGCTTTAAAAGTAGTGTTGTTTGCTAACTCTTTAGCGATTTGTTCTTCTAGTTCGTATAAAAAATATGGTACTGCCATTAGTTTGCTCCGATTTTTTTCATTACTGTATCAAAGTAAGCATCGTATATTTTCTTTGCCTCTGATACTGCCGTACTTTTACTCGCAAAATATGCTTCTTGTGCAAAAAGTGTTCTTTTGTAAGTTACACTTCTTATTTTTGGAAATAGCTTACCGTTGCTATCCACTCCCATAAAAGGTTTGTCCTCTATAATCTCGCCTTTTTTGTTTTTTCGATACACAACTGTATTACTAAGTAACCAAGAAGCTTTTTTTGAAAGTTTTTTCTCTCCACCCTCATTTAATTTTTGAAAGATATTGATAATATCTCGCTCATTAGATGCTCCACCTTTTGCTGTTCCACCTACTATTTTGCCCTGGCGACCTTTTCGCTCACCGTTTACATATTTAATAGGCACAAATGTTGGATGTCGCCCCATTATAACTACTAGATTTGCATCTTCATTTAGATAATATTTAATCATAGCTCTCATATTTTTTGGGTCAGCTTTACTTCCATCTTTTTTGATTCGTTCTCCAAATCTTTCTTTTGCACTACCTAAAGTTATTTGCTTTAGTCCTATCGTTGTTGGCTTTGTTTGATTCCACATTGATGGGATATTCGCTTTTAACTTATCTCCTGCGATTTCAGATACTCTTTTACCACCCTCTTGGATAGCGTGATTTAACAAATCGTGGCTAACTTTTCCCATTTCTACGAAAAATGGCGATATGCTTTCCTCAATTTGTAATGTTGAACCTATCATCTGAAATTTACCGATTTAGTAGTTTTTCTATATGCTGTTTTTGCACATAAAATATCTATATCTACTCCGCTTGATACTGGGGTTTCTTTTACAATCCACTCCTCGCCTTGATATAAAATGATGTCGTTTTCTTTTGGTGCTTGTTTTAAAGCATTTATGATGATTCCATCTTCTAGTCGTGGAGAAACAATAAATCTTCTAGCTACTTGAAGATACTCGCCTTTGTAGGTATGATTTTGAAGTGCTATTACTGTAGCTGTTGTGATTGTTATCTCAACTGATACAGTGTTGTCTATATGTTGATACTCGATAGCCTCTTGAACTATTCCTTTTGCATTTGCAACTGTATTTTTTATAAAAGCTAAAGCACTTGTCATCACTTATCCTAAAGTATCTAATTTTGCTTGAATTGTAGATATTTTTGCATTAACAGATATTTCCACACCTTTTTCTTTCAGCTGATTTATAAGTGAAGTTCTATGGTTTTCTTTATCCTCAACCAAAGCTTCCAAAGCACTTTCTTCAATATCTTTAGTGAAGTTAATCTCTAAAAATGTTGCTCTTTTGATAAGTTCTTTATCTAGTGTTTTTGTTTGTTCAAACTCGCCAGAAATCAAACCTTTTTCTTTTGCATCTTTGAAAGTTTGTGTTTGAGTTACCCAGCTTGGCACTTCACTGTTCGCATATAATCTACCTGATACCATCGAAAATGAACCGCCTTGTAGATTATCAAATCCTAAATTGATTTTTGATACTAACATTTTTATCCTTTTTTATTTGTCTATCAAAGAGATGTATTAAACATCTCTTGTTATGAACATTTTTGTTCTATTGATTTGTGTACCCAATGCTTTCATTGTATATGCACAACTATCCCCATTCTCTACAGAATAGAAACCTGCATCAGAACCAGTACCAAGTCTATGTGGAGCAAAAGGAACTTCTAATGTCATATAATTTTTACTAAACACACCGATTTCAATCACTTTATACCCTGCACCTTTGATAACTGGGCTAACGATTTCCATACCTGTATCTTCTACAAACTTAACATTATAACCCTCTCTTGGAGTCCACTCTTGTAGATACTCTAAAACAGTTGCATAATTTGCTTTGAAATCTGTACTTTCGTATTTTTTCTGTCTAAGAACTTGCATAATTGTTGTTGGGATTTTAACTTCAACATTCAATGCACCTACATTGATTGGTCTTTGAGTAGCATCGCTATTGATTCCGTTGAAGTAGTTTCTAACAAAAGTTTGAATATCTCCGATGATTTGCTCTGCAGTGCTGTTACCATAAGTATTAGCTAAAGCTGTTGCTGTATGCTCTACATTTGGATTTGATACGATACCGTACAAACCTTTGTTTGTGTATGTTGAAGCATTACCATAAACGATGTCGTCTAATGTATAGTACATTTTTGCCATAATAGCATTCAAGTCTCCATCAATTTTTTCTTCAATTCTTGCATTTTCTAAAATATCAATTTGAGAAACTACAATCTTACCTTGAAAAATTCCGCCATCTTTTAAAACAACAGACTCTTCTTTGTTCATTCCGATAACTGGAATTGTGTTGTTCATATTCAATGAAGAAAAATCAACATCTCCATAAATAGATTGAGAAACCAAAGATTGTTTCAACTTTTGTCTCCAATCACCTGATAAATTAGCCAAAGTTGCTAACTGTGATGTTGTGTAAACATCATCAGCAGTTGATACCGCAGTTCTAACTTTATTTTCGTTTGCTTTTACATAATTTCTAAATACTGGTAACATCTATGTCCTTTCTTAGTTAATTCTTAGTTCGATACCTACTGGCTCGAATGCACCTGCTGATTGAGAATAAACTGCACCAGTGATAGCTACCGCTCCTGCTGTATCTGCATCTTTTCTAAATCCTCCTAATACTTTTGCTGTTCCACTTGTAACAGTATCAGCACCACCAATTCTCATAAACACTGGGTCACCTTTTACAACTGCTTGTTCAGTAATAACACCAATATCTCCAACTCTTAAAATAGATACAGTTTCAAATTCTTTATAAAAGTCTTTTTCTCCTCTTCCTTTTGGAGTTGCTACAGTTGGTCTTGCTACTTCACCTGATAAATAAGCATCTGAAATTGGCTTTTCTCTTCCAAGAATAATACCAACAAATTTAGTATCTTCTCCAGTTGTCGCACCTGCACCAAGTACATCACTTGCATCTGGTAATCTTACTGTACCTTCATCTGTCCCAACAATTACACCAAGTCCATAAGCTGCATCACTGCCAACCAATGTCATAGATTCAACTCTTGCACCATTCCATACTTTTGTCAAAGCTCCTGCTTCCGCTTTTTTTTGTGTAATTCTTACAGCCATTATAGTTTACCTGCCATTTCAAGATTTTGTTTTTCATAAGGGTCTTTTTTGTTTTCGTCCCCACCTCCAGCTGGTGCTGTTGTTGCCAATGCACTTTTCAATAAAACATTTTCAAACTGAACAATATTAAAAGTACCATCATTTGATAGCTTTACAGTATCAACTGCTTGTTTGATAACTTCTGGCTTCACATTTTTAAATGTTTCACTCATAACTGTATCAAATACTGCTTTCATCGACTCGTTTGCTTTTTCAATAGCTGAATCGCTTGTATTTGACAACTTAACCGTAAGCTCTTGTACTTGATTTGAAAGTGTTTGAACTTCCTCATCTGCACCTAAAGCTTTCTTGATTGCTAATTTATCTTCTGCTGTTGCATTTGATAAAAACTGCACTACATCTTCTAACTTCATATCTTCTCCTTTATTTTTAAGATTGATTGCATCACCTTGAGAAGTTGCATTTAATCCGACTCTAGCATTTGGATTTGCTGGATTTCCTGTAAAACTCCCTTCAAAAGGTTGCCACTTTGTAGCCCTAACAGTATATGACCCATCCTCTTCTTGTGTAACTGTTTTTGATAATATATCAGCTCCAACACTAAGAGTTTTAATATGACCTTTTGCTACCTTTTTAAAGATAGACATAGCAAAGGCATCTTCTCCATCAAATACTGCATTTGCTTTTAATTTATTGTCTTCCAGCCTGACATCTGTATATGACCCAATAGGCAAAGAATTGTCGTTGTGATTCCAATAAACTGGTAATATTTCAGCTCTTGACATATCAACCGCTTCTTCACTATGTAATAATATTAAATTGTATCTGTCTCCGTCCCAGCTTACTCTCGTAACTGGTGTCTCATCAGATAAAACAACTGGAACAGTAAATGTTTCTTCATTTACTAGCTTTTTGTTTACCAAAAGCTCTAAATTTACTTTAAATTTATCCATATTTTTCCTTTTCGTTTATTATATCATATTTATTAAAAAAACTAAATCATACTTGCATTATATACATCTGTCTTAGTAGCCAACTTAAATAATCGTTCTCTCTCATCGGGTTTTAGTGTTTGCAAAGCATTAACCAAACCTACAATATCATCTAGCTTAGTCATCGAAACAGTATCATTATAATTGCTTAAACCATTTACCTTAGTCTCTACTTCGCTTATCTTATTTTAGTTGTTGTTCGTAAGCTTCAAGTGTAAGTTTTTCTTTTATCTTAGCTTCTGAAACATCTTCTTCTTTTGGAACATATTTTACATCTAAAATAATATCATTGTTTTCGTTGAGTATAAACCTCATTCCGCTTTTTTTAGCCTTTGTATTTAGCTCTTCAAGCTTACTAAGAATAAGAACTAGCTCATCAGATTTTTTAATTAAAGCTCTTGTATTGTTCTCTTGTATTTGGTCATAGTCGTTTCCAAGTTGAGCTGCGGCTTGATATTTGTCTATAACATCTTGAGCTTTATTGATTTTTCTTGCATTTGCTGATTTAACTTCATCAAGTTCAGTTTTTGTACCAAGTGTTACTTTAAATTTGTAAAGATACTTATATTCATCTTGATAGAAGTCTTTTACTCCCCACTTTGAAGCATTTACTCTTATAAACCAGTTTATAATATCTACTAAAAGCAAGTGAATAAGATTGTCTTGAACTATTGAAAATCTTGTCTCATTCTCTTGTTTTTGTGCTTTTATAACTGAAAATACTGCATTCCCATCGCCTTTCAGAAGTGAAAGTGCTGAAATATTGTAGTTTGAAGCGATAACACTTTGCTCATTTTTGATAAATGATTCGTAAACTGATTGTCTATTTCCTTGAGAAAGTCTTGTAAAATCATCTTCTTTATCTATATAAACAGTTGGGCTATTTTCTTGACTTTCTAATTGAAAACTATTTATTGTAAGTTGAGATGGGTTTGCTTGTGCAAATTTTTGTTTATAGTTTGCTACTTGTTTATCCATATATGGCTTAATCAAAGATGTCTTATGTACATTTTGTGTTTTAGCTGTTGCTTCTGCTGCCATAAGCTCAGTTTCTTTGTACTGCATAGTTTCTTGAACTGTACCAATAATACCACTTAGGTTTGGGATACCTCTATATTGAGATATTCTAAGATGTGGGTCAAAATAAAGCGAAAATTGACCTTTTGGAAAATATTGTGAGTTTGTTTTTACTATATCCATAAATACATATATACCTACTGGCATACCGTACTCATCTATTTCAATACCACCTATAACTGCATTTTTCTTAACTTCATTTTTTGTTTTAAAGTATTCAACTTCTCTATCTTGAGTTGTATCTATCATTGAGGCTTCGATTATTTTAAATTTGTACCCGAACTTCCATTTTTCATTAAATAAGTGAACAACTAAAACTTCTCCATCAGCACCTTTTTCAGCCTTTACTATTTGTCTTAAACAGTTTGAAAAGTGAAACATACCCCTTGCTTCACAAAACTCTGCTTGTCTCCAAAGTTCAAAGTCTGCTTCTGCCTTTTCATTTAGTGTTTTTGCTTCCTCTACTGTCGTTGATGGTAATATAAATTGAACATCGGGTTTTGCTCCAACAACTCCTGCTTCAAATGCTAACTTTACTGACTGGATGATGTTTGTATTTGCATCCATATATCTTGCTTTGTCTACAAGATTTCTTGATTCGTTTAAAATAGTGTTTATGTTTTTATCTTCTGCTCCAGCACTAAGTGCTTTTGCTCCAAGATTAGAATTTACAAGATATGAAGATGCCGCTAAACTTAAGTGGTACGGATAATTCATAATGTTCCCTCCATTATGGTAAGTTGATTTTCAGCTTCTTCTTTCATTCGTTTTAGCATTTGTGTACTTGCTTTTTCAACTCGTGTACTCCCTTGCTCGAACCGTACAACTCCACCAGAAGCAATAGATTCTAAATATGCTTTCTTTAATGCCACTATTTCATCTTTTTTGTCTTGTATTTCTGTCAAAGTTGCCATTTTACTTCTTTTATTTTTTTAAATTGCCATATTCTAACATATATTTGTTTTAATTCTAGCAAAATCATCTTTTATTTTTTTGTAAACATCTTTGTAATAAATATCTTGCTCTGAATACTTTACAATCATATCAGCAACTTTATCTTCCAAATCTTCTAACCTTACTAACATTCTTTTATCTAAAACATCTCTTGGATTAGCACCTTTTGGTAAATTAATATTTAAAATATCATAAATCAAAGTAGTGTAGTGATAATAATATTTTCCGTCATTGAATTTTTTTTCAGTTTCATATCTAAAATCAGTTACATATTTTTTTATAGTATCGGTTAGTTTTGTTCTAAAAACTTTTCCTTCATCTCTAAATTTTAACCAAAGATTATCTTCTGAATTTGTTATTGCTTGAAGTTTATCTTTTTCTACTGTGTGTATAAGCTTTTCAAAAAACTCTATAAACTTCACTCTATTTAAAAATGCTTCATCTCCGCTAAATTGTAAAGCTATCTGTTGAAAACCTTTAAAAGACAATAAATATCTAGGATAAGTCTTTCCTCTTTCATCTATATATTCACTTTTTTTAAAATATTCATGAACTAAAGTTTGGCTACTCAATTTTGAGTTACCAAATCTATCTATTTCATTTTCTATACTTCTCAAAACATTTGCATGTCTTTTATCAAATTGTTTAGCTAATTCTCTGCTATCGCAATAAACTTTCCCGTTTGTCAAACTTAGACTTAAGCCATCTTGTTTTACAATACTCATAACATTATCCTTTGTATTAATTTACACCATCGCTAAATGGATAATGTAATTGTATCATAGTTTCTTTTAAAGTGTAATTACAATATCTTATTAAAAATAATCTTTTCTTGCAAATCCTGAACTATAACTTTCACTTGCATTTCTATGTTCCATCTGTCTTAGTTCTTGTGCTGTTAGTTTTCTTGGTTGTTGAGCTAAAGCACCTTTTCTCATATCCCAAACCGTAACAGATTGTACAAATGTATCCCAGTAGTCATTTCTTATTCCACTTTCTCTTTTAATCCACGATTCATAATCGTCCATTTTTCCTGTTGTCTGGTCAATTTTGTATGTTTTTATCTCCGATGATAACATTCTTTCTAAATCTGTTCTTATTGATTTTAGTCCAGCCTCTTCTCTTTCGGTTGCTAGTCTTTGTGCTTTTTGTGTGATTGAAAGTATCTTTTCTTTATAAAACATAGCCTTTTCGTATTTGTCTTCACCAGATTCTGCTTTTGCTTTTTCTATACCTCTTATAATTAGGTTGTGAGCTTCATCTTTTGCCATAAGGTTATTCACTTTTATGACCTTGATAGTGTTGCTGTCTGTTGGGTGTCTTCCCATCGCATAAAGTGTTGACATCTTTGGTTTTACACCCGATACACCCTCTGTAGCATAAATATAATCAAGCCTTCCTTCCTCTTCAACCACTCTTATTATCCACTGGTCAACTTCTTTAGTTCGCTCTTTTATACCCATCCTGTCAACAGTAACTACATTTATATCTTTTATTTCCCCTTCCGTAGTGATAAGCATTTGTTTTCTAATAGTATCAAGCTCATCAAAACTTTCAGCTCTACCATAGTCAACAATATGAGGATTTGAGCCATATCTCCAAGCTGTGAGAGTCCAATAAAAGTGGTCTTTTTGGGTATCTATATTTAGATACACTTCATAAGTATCATCTGGCAATTCTCTATCTTCTAGTTTATTACATAAAAGTAAAATATCATTTTTCTTTAAAACCTCTTTTGCTGTTGGCTCGTATGCTTCGTTGTAATATCCCTCCCAAAGCTTTTCTAACAGGTTTTGTCTTTCGGCTGTGTCTTTCTCAAGATTTGCTTTTAAAATAGCTCTTGCCATAGTTTTAAATGGAACGAAAAAAGATAAAAAAGAGTTTGCTGAAAATCCAACAGTTACTGGGTCAATCAACTTACCTTTTACTATCCAATCTATATTCCCACTTAAAATTTGGCTGTTTTTTTGCTCTTCTGTTATAGGAGCATCACAAGAGTTACAGGCATAATAAGCATTTTCACAAGCATAAGGCACATACTCTTCAAATATCTTATCTTCTGTAAAATCTTCATCAGAATACTCCATTAGCTCTTTATACTCTTTTTCAGTAGTTATTCTAAATTGAGAGTGGTGTGTTTCCACTAGTGTTCCACAATGAGGGCATACGATACCTAAATAATTTTTCTGTTCGCAAGTATTAAAACCTTGAGTGATTGTCCCATTTTTTTTCTTTTTTGTTGAAGCAACTAAAAGTTTAGCACCAACCTTGATAAATGTTTTTGCTCTCTCCCAGAGTGGAGTAATCGCTGACATTCCAGCCATCTCATCTACTTCATCACAGATGATTATTTTCGCCGAAAGTCCTTTTTTATCCATATCAACTTTAGAACCAATCAACTTAGTCATTGAGCCTTGATGTCTAATCTCGCCTTTTTTATCGGAGTTCCTACTTTCTTCAATTCTCGTTTCCTCTATGACTTCCGCTATCTCTGGGCTTTCTTTTACTAGTGAGTTTACTTTTTCTTGCTGATATGTAGAGATAGAGTCTTTTATTGGTATCATCCAAACACAAGATTTTGCATCAATCTTAGCATTTTTGGCAAATACGATAAATAAGAAAAGAGTTTTTGCCATTTGAGAAGCAAACATAAGATAAATCTCTTGAACTTTTGGATTATCAGCCATCTCCATGGGTTTAATTAAGTGTGGAGATTTTGCAAAAGAAACTAATCTTCCTGCATCAAAAGCATTATTTTTTGGAAGATGTATATATTTTTCAGCAAAATCTTTGTGTGTCATAGGACTTACCCACTTCAATAATCTTTTAAATATGGTTAGATTTTCTTTTATATCTTCTCTTCTTTGGTCTGTCAAAATTTACCTTTCTATATTTCTTGAAAACTTATTTCTTTTCCATAGATGGAGAGAAACCACTTAACTTTTACAGAATACACATCTGTTTTAAATCCCTTCACATCTTCAACTACAGTCTTTCCATCTTCTATATATCTAAAATCAGCTATGTATTTTACACTCTTAAAAGTCTTCCCGTTGTGTCGTATAGCTTCACTCAAGAGATACTCTGGCTGTGTCACTAGGTCAGATATTTTTCCTGAACTTAAAAGTATGTATAGATAATCAAATCGCTTAGCCTCTTTTATGCTATCAAACTCAACTATTTTTTTACCAAGCACTCGTGATACTTTTTTGTTTCCGTATTTGTTATAAATCACTTGTTCATCCAACCATTCGATTTGTTTTTTAACTGATTTTCTAAATCAACTATGTAATTTTGGGCTTTAGCTAACTTGTCCCGTAACTCACGACTATCTTTTTCAAAGCCTTCATATATCTTGTCTATAGTTCTAAGTTGATGTGATAATGAAACTTGACCGTAACCAAATTTTATTTTGTCTTTTGCTTCATCTCTTGTTATCACATATTATTCCTTATCCAAATATCAATTTCATCCTCTGTTATATCAACAAAAGTATTTTCAAGTCTTAAATCCAATATCATAGCTTCAAAATCACTAAGCTCTATATCTTTTGAATACTCAGTTAGAATATCAATAATTTCTTCTAGTCTCATTACTTTTCTCCTCTATGAATTAAAACTCCAATATACCATCCACTCATAGGATGTATCAAAAACTTATCTAACAAAAATCCTTCTTCCACATGGTTGTTTAGCTTTTCAGTAAAATCTTGTGCATCTATTGCTGTTATCGTTTTGTATCTCATAATATTCCTTTAAATTGATTTTTCTACTTTTTGAATAAGCTCTTTTAAAAAACTTATTGCATCTTTTTTATTTTTTGATGTTCTTTTTAGCATTGTTTTTTCTATATCATCATACATTTCTAAGAACTCATCATCTGCTGAATCTAAAAGTATTTTCTGTATTTTTTCTTTATCTTCTTTATTACAAAAATCTAATTCTACAAGCTTATCTGCTTGATAAATTGGAAGCTGGTCTCTTATCGCTATTAGTTTGTTTTTTATTTGTGACATAACTTCTGACAATAAAATATCTAACTCCCTTGTTTCCACCCATTGTCTTTTTTTAACTGCTAGTTCGTGTTTCTTTTTTGATACATCCTCGGCTGATTTTAAAATATCTAAAAATCTTTCTCCCATTGGGTGGAAAGTAAGCATTTCTAAATCTTCTGGGTTCTCTATATTTAGTTGCGATAAATTTCTCCCATCTGGCAATGTTATGTCGTCTGCAGTTTCACTATCATTTTTGTTCGTTGTGTGTTTGTTTTTGCTATGTTTTTCATTTAGGTGTATTTTTTTTAAATGTATTGTCTCAATTAAATCATAATATTTTTTCTTTTCATTTGGAACTACAACTTCATTAAGCCAGTTTTTTGTCCACCCTGTAATTGTTGGTGGCTTTACATTAAAAAACTCACATAGTCCTGATGTTGAGATTAATAACTTGCTATTGAGTATTACTGCTTCGTGCTTCATTTATTTTTTATTGCCTTTATTGGCTCAATTATTGATATTAACTCATCAATTGATAATTTGCTTCTTTTTATATAAATTCCAATTAATAATATCTCGTACCATAGCTTATTCCTTGGCTTCCTCCAAGTTTCGTAAATCGTAGATTGTTTTCTTTCTAGCTCGTTTGCTATTTCACTCGGCTTTAATCGTAACTTTGATTCAAGTTCTTTAAAATCATTATTTGACATCGAAGTCACTCCTTGTTTTTAGAATAAAATTATCGCTTTATTTTTATTAAAATAACATTAAATTTTACGATATATCGAACCATTGTATAACTAGCTTTAAAATACACATTTTTTTATCATATATTGGCATTCCAATATGTCGTATTTTTTTTATAATTTGTTATTTCGATGTTGTAAAAAAAATCTATTCACAAAAAACTCACAGGGGACTCCACACCCCTTAAGCAAATACAGTTTTATAGAGTACCTTGAAGCCCCACCGTTAAGCCATTCTAAAAATAATTTCATAATAAATAGTTATATCTTACATAATATGATTATGATAACCGTTATTAATATAATATTTGTATAAAAGGCTCCACAAATGCTTATAAATAGTGCTCCAGCGATAAAATTCTATTTCACAAATTAATTTCATTTCGACTTAATTTTAATAATTGTTTAAGTTTGTTTTGTATACAATTGTATCACTTAAAAGGTATTTAAAGCATCTTTTAAAAAATAAAAACAAAAGGATAAAAATGAAAAAGTTTAAAACTTTATCAAAAATTGTAAAAGAAATTGAAACGGCTAGTTTGTTTGAGATTGAACAGTCTTTAAACAGTGAAGAGATACTTAATGTGTGTAAAGAGTATAAATTTCCTATGTGTACCAGTATTTATAATCGTACTCTATTAGATAGAGATGCTACAACATTTGGGACGATAGCTAACAATAAATCTATTTTTTGGTATGAAAACAGAGACGGCGGGGTAAAAATCTACTGTATTAATGATGGGATTTTGGAGTCAAAAAGTATTAAATTAGTTGATACCTATAAAAGAATGTTAAAACTTTTTAACAATCTTAAATAAATCACTACTAAAAAAACAAAAAGGGAAAGAAATGGAAGTAGATATCTTTATCTATTCCATAAAGTAATCGTTAAAGGTTACTTAGACTCTTTGAAGTCGTACAAAAAAATAAGGGGCGTACAATGTATAAATTAAAATATAGAGATACAAATAATGGTATCAATAGGGCGGTCTTTAGTGACTTGATAGAAATGAATATATTTTTATTGATCAATCAAATAACTATTTTTATAGCTGTTAAAATAAAGGGGATAGATAATGAAAAATAAAGTTTTATTTGTTGGTGGTTATCCGTCTCCATTATTAAACGGATTACAGTGTGCTAATTGTGGAAGTCATCACCTGTTGAATGGCAAATATTATGAGGTAATGGGAAAAAATATATCTGGACACTTAAAAAACATAGTTTCTCTTTATTTTGTTGAAGATTTTATAAAAAAAGAGTTGTCAATATGGAAAAATGATAGAAATAATTTTTGTTTTGGTGTTGCATTTTATAAAACTAATTTAGATAGTCAAAGTTATAGATATTACAATTTACAAAATAAAAATATATCTAAATATGATAAACATAAAGCCCATTTAATAGAGGCTTATAACACTATATTTAAGGATTTAAAATGTTAGTAACTCAAAAAAAACAATAGACGAACACGCATCAAAAAAGGTTTAAAAGTCGGATAAGGTACGAATAAAATAGAAAGAAAGTTAAAAAAAGAAAGTATTTAGTAACTGTTGTACTTACACTGTTTTAGTATAGTTGTGAGTGCCATTAAATTTAGAAAATTGAAAAATAAAAAACAAGGTGGAAAAAATGCAAGTAATAAAGAGTAACAAAATAAGAGTAAATGGTCAAGATGTAGCATATTTCAAAATTGACAATGATTACAATGGTAATCCTCGGTATGTCATACACTTTTTGGAAATTGACAATGATTATAATAAAGCTATAAATAAAGCACGAGAAATAGGTGGTAAAGTTTACAAGGCTAAATGGTTTGGCGGCGGTATAGTTATTCAATCATATAGTTTAGAAACAGATTTGGAGCATATTATAAGCAAATAAATTTTTAGGATACATTTAAAAAGTGTATCTTATAAAGTTTATTACTTTTTTGTAATAGCTTAAGAAAAAAAGACTAAAGGGAATTAAAATGAGTACTTATGGAGTAAATACAATGAATGGCGGTTATGTCGATGTATCAAAAACATTAAGAGGGGCTAAACGATACGCGACCATAAACGGGTTTAAAGAGGTTTATATTAGATTTAATGGCGGTTATAATATTTCTTTAGTAGCCAAAAGAATTGCTAATAAGTGGATAGATAACTAGATTATAGATTATTTTTTGAGTAGATAATTTTCTATCTACTCTATAAAGTAATCATTAAAAGTTACTCAGGCACTTGATGTCGTACAAAAAAATAAGGTGTGTACAATGTATAGATTAAAATATAGAGATACAAATAATGGTATCAATAGGGCGGTCTTTAGTGACTTGATAGAAATGAATATATTTTTATTGATCAATCAAATAACTATTTTTATAGCTGTTAAAATAAAGGGGATAGAT